AGATAAAAGTGAACTTTTAAAGGCAGTGTTGAAGGTTAAGAGAAAAACTGATAGTGAAATAGAGTTGGAGAATGTTGATGGCATAGAACTGAATTTAAAAGGATATGGAGCAAGTACAAATATTAGAGGGGTTAGGTATAAAGGAGCTAGACCAGATATAATAATCCTAGACGATATTACCACAAATGAAGCAATTACTTCAGAGACTATCCAGAATACGATTAATAATAACTTTTACAAGTCGGTAATTCCTGCGCTGCATCCAACTAGATATAAGATATTTTTTATCGGTACACCGATTAGTGAGAGAGATATTATCCACCAACTGAGCGATAACCCAGAATGGGTGGTGCATAAGTTTCCGATATGTGATAAGTATCCGTGTAAAAAAGAAGAGTTTGCTGGAAATTGGCCAGATAGATTTCCGTATAGTGCGGTAAAGAGTAAGTATGATATGTATAAAGCTGCAGGTAAGGCTCAGGATTTTTATCAAGAGTACATGTTGGAGATTACTGACTTGTCAACGTTGCTAGTTGATGAGGGGGATGTACAGTGGTTTGATCCAGACCTAGTTAGTAAGAATAAAGGTGCGTATAACCTGTATATAAGTACTGACTTTGCAACTAGTACAAAGAAGAGTGCTGACTTTAGCACGATAGGTATATGGGCTGTAAGTAGTAATAGTGATTGGTTGCTGGTTGATGGGCAGTGTAAACGGCAGAGTATGCAAGAGAATATTGATGATCTGTTTAGATATGTACAGAAATGGAAACCATTGAGTGTTGGGATTGAGAGTAGTGGGCAACAAGGTGGGTTTCTGAGTATAATGCAAGAAATGATGATGAAAAGAAATATATGGTTTAGCTTTGCTAAGAAGCCAGGAAGTAAAGAGCCAGGAATACGCCCGGTTAAGGATAAGGTACATAGGTTTGTGACTGGTGTACAGCCTAAGTTTAAACAGAATAAAGTGTGGTTGCCTAGGCCTGAATTGACTAAGAGTAGGAATCCGAAGTTATATGAGTTGGTTGAGGAAATGGTACATGAACTAGGTAAATTTACGTTGGCTGGTGGTGTGTCGGGCTTAAAGCATGATGATGCGATAGATTTGCTGAATCAGTTGAGTGAAATGGAGATATACGTACCTAGTGAGGATGCTGTGCAGGAGGCTACTACACCTAAGATGGGGAGTATGTGGGATGATTGGGATGACGATGATGAAGAAGAAGGTTCAGGAAGTACTATCTTCTAAAGCAGATCTTAAGAATAGTTAGGGTATAATGATGTAAATAGGAGAAAATATGAAGTTATCTTTAATTATATCCCAAGCTAGAAGTGGTGAATTGAAATCGTTATCTATAAAAGATAAGACAGATGCAGTAATAGTTAATTATGTTAATTTAGCATTAGTTGCCTTATATGGTAGATTCTCGTTAAGTTCAAAAGAAGCTATAATTACTTTGCAAGATGGTAAAGGGTTGTATAAGTTAGACGGTACTGATGCTGATGTTGAAGTAGATGGAGCTACTATATCGGAAGATGATGTAATTAAGATACTGAATGCTTTCAATGAGGACGGAGAAGTAGGTATAAATAATGAATATGATGATTATGGCATATATACTCCGTCGTATGATTCAGTACAAATACCATCTGCGGTATCTGGTAATTATATAAGTATAATATATAAGGCTAATCCAGTGTTGATAGAGTATGAAGAAGGGGTTACGGATCCGACAACTGTTAATGTTAGATTACCAATGTCTTTGCTAGAGCCTTTACTACATTATGTAGGATATAGGGCACATGGCTCTGTTGATGGGAATATTGATAGTGAAAATAATACACATTTAATGAGATATGAAGCAAGCTGTAATAAGGTAGAACAACTAGGTTTGGTTCCTTCTGATAGTTTAGAAATTGACACAAATACAAGTACAAGGAGCTTATTAGTATGAGAAGATCTAGTTTAGACTCAGTTAGTGTTGCTATTAATAGAGAAATTGATAGTAAGTATGATGTAATAAAGGATGTTAGCGAACATCTAACAGCGATAGAGTCGGTAGCTACTGAAGATTTAGCTGCATTGACGGATGCGCTGAATGTAGCTAAAGACTTTACAGGAATTACTGTGGTATCTGGAAGTCCTGCAAGTTGGGATGCCGAGAATAAGATTCTAACAGTACCTACAGTTAAAGGTGATACTGGAGATACTGGAGCACAAGGATTACAAGGTATTAAAGGGGATACTGGAGAAAAAGGTATACAAGGTGAGCGAGGAGTTCAAGGATCTGAAGGACCTCAAGGTGAGACAGGTGAAGATGGAGCACAAGGTATACGAGGTGTACAAGGTGTGAGTGTTCATCACTTAAAAGGAACTAATACTACAGAAAGTAATGGTGACTTTGATACTCCAGGATATATTGATACGTATACACTGTATGGTGATGCTGCTGAAACTATAAATTTAGGTAGTTTTAATATCCGAAATGGTAGTACTGCAGGTATGTACGCAGATAAGTATGATAATAATAGGGATGGTGTTGTTAACGACTCAGATAGAGTTGGTGGTAAGACACTAGATACTTTAGAGACGGAGAGAAATGCAGCAATTGCAGCAGCTCAATTAGCATTGGGTACAAACTACTCTGTTACTGACCATACGGCGAAAGATGCGCTTATAGGATTAGTTATAGGAGATAAAGTATTTGTAGCTGATGACGGTGATACGAAATGGGCTCATTATCTAGTGATTGATGTTACGGATGGGCTAGGTTCAACTAGTACGTACGAAGTGATAATGGACGAAGATACATATTTGAATGCGAATACTGCAGCGAGTATAAAAATTGCGTATGAAAGTAACGCTGATACAAATGCGTTTATAGATGCTGAAAAAGCTAAGTTAGCAAATACGGAAACAAGTGATGAACTAGATATTAGAGATATTGCAAGTAAAGATAGGACTAACCATACTGGAACACAGTTAGCTAATACTATTAGCGATTTGGATGCAACGATTGGTGGGCATATTGACGTAATAGCAAATACAGCAGATAGGCATGTACATAGTAATAAGGCTGTTTTAGATGGTACTACTGCTAGCTATACAGTTGCTGAGGAGACTAAGCTTAGTACTGCAATATCTGCTATTAGTTCAGATACACTAACTAATAAAGTTATAGATGACTATACAAACTTTGTTCATGCTGATGCTACTCACTTTAAAATAATATCTTCAGAGACACTAGTTGCTGGAGATGTACTTCAATATGTATCATATGATATTGCTACAGGAACAACTAGAGTTATTAAAAGAAATGCAATAATGAATATTGCTATTGGTATAATGAAAGAAGGATTAGCTTCTGAAACTATTGGATTAGCAGCAAGTACAGGTAAACTAAAAAACCTTAATACTTCTATATTTGATGTAGGAGATATGCTATATCCTGATGCTTCCGGAGGACTGGTTAATGTTAAGCCTGAAGGCATAGCTCAACCAATAGCTTATGTATTAGAATCAGATGTTGATGACGGAGTATTATTAGTTAATGTATCTCAAGCAGATGAATTACCAGTACAATCAGGCAATGCAAATAAATTCTTAAAGACTAATGGTACAACTACAGTATGGGAAACACCTTCAAGTACGGCCGGTAGAGGAGTTAGCTACTTCTTAGGTAATACAGTAGTAACAGGTAATAACTATAACTTAAGTACAACTCCTGAGGGTGGAGTAGAACAAACTATACTAACTACAACTAATAGTACAATACAGCCAACATTTATGGAAAGATATGTGTCAGAACCAATTGGTGGAACTACTATAGATGGTGGTATATGGACATTTAATACTTATGCTAGTGTAGATAGTGATGTAGGTACAAGCGAAATAGTTGCTAGAGTAAATAAAGCAGTACTGCAAACAGCTACAATAACTTCTACAGGTACAGGGCTGACTAGAACGTTTACTGCAAGTGAAGCAGTATTTGTAGCTGGGGATGCTAATAGTAGTATACTAGAGGCTACATTAATACAAACTCCAACAGAATGCTTCTGGATAGACACATATATAAGTGCAACAGAAGTTACTGCTACAAGTATTGATGTAGACTATGTAAATGAGACAGATGTAACATTATGTTTATTTTATAAGTTATTTCAGGTGTCTACTGGAGAGGTTAATGGCGCTGATGCAGTACTGTATGAAACACAAACTATACAGCCATCATTTGATATTAATAGTACAGATAAAATACTAGTAGCATACTTTGCAACTACAACAACTAGTGGAGACAAGGTATTAACATTATATAAGAATGGTACAGAACATTATTCAAACTTAATATCTCCTTTAGTATACAGACATGATGACTTACCAGGACTAAATGATGGAGAGTATAGGCATCTTGGAAGTGATCAGTATGATAAGCTAACAAGTGGTTCACAAAGTGCGGATACACTGCATGAGCATAGTGCTTCAGGTATTACTAATGTACCAAGTGGTAATTTAGAAGCTACTACAGTACAGGGTGCATTGAATGAATTGCAAAGTGAAATAGATCTGAATACAACTGATAGACATAATCATACTAATAAGACTATACTAGATAATAGTACAGCTAGCTACACAACTGCAGAAGAAACTAAAGTAGGACACATAAGTGTAACACAAGCGGTAGACCTAGATAGTGTAGAAATAAGTGCAGCTAAAAGTGAAGCAGTAAACGGTACAGCAACTAATGTTAGATATGACAAGATATTAGGTTCACTAGATATAGTAGAGATGGTATACGATGGTAATGACAATCTAGTTACAGTTAGATATACTGGGGATAACGATTCAAGTGTGTATTACAGAGATGTATTGACATATGATACAGATGGATTAGATCTAGTTAAACACTTTCACAATACGAGTGACTTGGTTACAGAAAGTGCTAGTACGGATTTAGCATATACAGCAGGTGCATTAACTAGCACAACATACACAGAAGGATAGAATATGGATGTAATAAGTTATAGTTTAGCGGCTAAGGCGTTCACAGAAGCGGATGCAAAGATACAGCAGTATGTTACTGATGAAGCAGGAATGCCTACAGTAGCAGATTTGCAAAATGGGGATGAGTGGTTAAATACCGATACAGGTAGGACTATGATAGTATTCAATGGAGTATTTGTAGAGAAACCGAGCACACCTGCAGCAGTAGTTGGCGTACAAGATAAGCTAGATTTAAAAGCTAACAGTGTAGACTTTAATCAAGTAGATAATACAAGTGATGCTGATAAGCCAGTAAGTATAGCACAGCAAACAGCTTTAGACTTAAAAGCTAATCAATCAACAACTTATACTAAAACAGAAATAGATACTAAAGTAGATTATATAGGAACAGTTGCAGCTTTTGAAGCTCAACTATCATAAGGAGATAATATGGCAGCAAATGAAGTTGTAGAACGAATAGCTACAGAATTTAATACGGTAAGGTCAGAGATAGATGCTCTAACTACAATAGCTACATCTACAAGCAATGTATTGTTAAACCAATCTTCTTTAGAAATTGCTAATACAGCGGTAACTAAGAACTTTGCAAGTAAAACATATACAGGTACAGGAGCTAGTCAAGATGTTGTAACTAATATTAGTTCTGTTGACTTTACAGTATCTAGTAATGGTTCAGGTTATTGGCACGATAGAGCTACTGGAGATTGTACAGTTAAGAATGATGCTGGCACTGTTATTGATAGTGGTAGTTGTGTTGTTAATGTTAGTAAGGTTCATATTAAAAGCAGAAGCAATGTTACTTCGCATGAGACTGTGGATGGAATAAGAGGTCAAGGACAATATATAAGCACAAATAGTACAGTAGCTGAAGCTTTTTATGATGGATTGGTTACCTTTAACAATACTGGATTTACTTTAGAATCTTCTACAATTCATACGAATGAAAATACATACACTTATATAGCATACCAAACACTATACACTCACATATCATGGGGAACTACTAATCAAGGTAAAAAGTATATAGAAGCTTATAATCCTATTACTAGAGAAACAATGATTATGTATGAGGGTAGTGGTAATGTAGGACATGAGATACCACATAGTTTAGGTGTTAAGTTGGATTTTACAGTTATTAAAGGATTGGATTCAGCTACTACTTGGCAAGCATTGATGATTGGAAAATATGGTTATCTAGATACAGATGTAGCATTTAATGATTCTGGTATAGTGTTTACAAATGATGGTGTTAATATATCTAACTCTGCTGTTAACAACACAACAGATGAATCTTATATCCTCTACGGTAAAGCTAAATCAGAAACATGGACAATAGTACCATATACAGGTACTGGAGCTAGTGGTAACTTTATAGAGACTGTTGATGTTAATGGTGTTGCTAGGAAACCTAGGAGAGTTGTTATTAAGGCTACAAGTATTGCTGGTGATTGGCATGTATTTGATAGTGAGAGAGCAGAAGATGCTAGAATAAAAATAAATACTTCTGATGCAGAAACAACAGCAGACTATACTGATGGATTTAATTCAAATGGTTTTACATTAACATCTAATGGTGGTGCAAATGAAGCTGATGTCCAGTTTATAGCTCTAGTAGAGTTCGACACAAACTCAGACGGTGGAGATAGTTACTTTCCTTTACCAACAGATGACTCAAATCTAAATGTAACAGCAGGTAACTTTACGTTTACAGATGGCTTAGATGCCAATGGGTTCGTTAGAAGCTCAGAGTCTATCACTGGAAGTATTGACTTTACGGGTTGTAGTGATGGTCTTAAATGGGTATATAAGGTAAAAGGCGGAGATTATGGTTTCTTAGATGTTAAACCTAGTTTTAGTGGAGAAGATAATGGAGATAACTATTATTTTAATACAGAAGACGGTTTAATGTATGATATTACTGACACAGAACTAACAACTCCAATATCATTCCTACCTAATCCAATTCTTGTTGCCTCAGAAACACCAATGGATATTAGAGAAGATGATGAGTTGTTGACTAATGTTATGGATAGTTTAGAGGTTAGTGGTAATGTTAAAATGGATACACTTAATATTAAAAATTTACCAACTGCTGACCCTTTAATAGTTGGAGAACTATGGAATGATAGTAATACCATAAAAGTAAGTACAGGAGCATAATATGAATTTAAAAAGATATAGAATATTAGAAGATGGAAGCCATAGTTTTCATACTTTTATAAAGGGTCAAAGATTTAACATTGATATATGGCTAGAAGATAATCATAGTCAAAGAGGTGTTATAGGTCAAGATGAAGATAATAATGATATTTATGGAGATTATTATAAATATTATAATGAAGATTTAACACCTAACTTAGAAAAGACAATGCTAGAAGATAAGGCTAACACTCTACACGCTATGGAAACAGCTATACAAGAATATGTAGATAATCAAGCTAAAGAGTTAGGTTATGATGATATGAATAGTACGGCTAAGTACCTAAGACCAAGTTCACCATACTATAATGAAGCAATTAAATTAGGTGATTGGTGTGATGCTGTATGGGCTGAAGCTTTTACTGCTCAAAATGAAATAGAGAGTGGGGCTATCGAAATGTTAACAGTTTCGGAACTTCTTAGTAGATTACCTGATTACCAATAAAATAATCTTAAGTTAAGCTAAACTAAGGTATAATGATGAATATAAATAAAGGAGAATAAATGAGTTTCTCATTTCCAATAAGTCCCGAAGATGGACAAATACATAGTACTGGTGAAGATATAAATTACGTATACCGAGCAGACATAGGTTCGTGGGAGCTGTATACTGAAAAGTATGGCGTAGTTAAGGCTAAGTTTCGATATACTACTACAGAAGGGCAGACAGTAATTACTGGTGCAGATACTGATGGTAAGATACTAGAGTATACTGTAGGCTATTTAACAGTAATTAGAAATGGAATTACATTGGTGGAGTCACTAGATTATACTGCAACTAATGGAACTAGTATTACGTTAGTAGTTGGAGCGGATGTTGATGATATAGTAGTAGTTGAAGCACATGGTTCGTTTACGATTGCGGATCACTACACAAAAAATGAAGCAGATGATCTACTAGATTTAAAGGCAGATGCAAGTGATATATCAAATATAGATAATACAAGTGATGCTAATAAGCCAGTAAGTACAGCTCAACAAAATGCTTTAGATTTGGTAGATACTAAGAATCTACAAACTATCGAAGCAAACTCTACAGCATATGGATATACTAAAAGAGTAGATAAAGCTGATAGATGGCTAGAGACAGATATGCCTAATGTTATAGTAGACATAGGATTAGGCAGTGTTAGATTCAGTGATGGATTGATAGACCTAGATACACTAGCAGAGGATATAGTATGATAAAGCAGGAAGAGTTAAAAAAGTATATAGCATATGATAAAGATACTGGAATATTTTATAGCACTACTAATGAGATAAAGCAATATTCAATAGGTTCAGTACTTGGAAAAGTTACTAATAAAGGTTACGTAAAGATAAACCTAAAAGGTAAGACGTATGTTGCACATAAACTAGCATATTTATACGAGAGTGGGGAATATCCAGTTGAGAGGGTATATCACAGAAATGGTAATAAACTTGATAATAGATTTGATAATCTAAAATGCTCTAATGAGTACGATGAAGTAACACAAGAATACCTAAAAAGAAAATATATATATGACTGTGATAGTGGAACGTTTGCTGATAAAGAAACTGGAGAACTTAGAGGTGGAATCGACAAAGATGGATATTGTAGAGTAAAACTAGAAGGACAGGATTATAAAGTACACAGATTAGCTTGGTTATATGTATACGGAGAGTGGCCAATTGATATAGTAGATCATATTGACCATAACAGGTCAAATAATGCAATAAGTAATCTTCGAGTAGTTACAGCAAAAGAAAATGCTCAAAATAGAAAATTACAGTCAAGAAATAACACTGGAGATACTGGAGTTCATTGGGGCACTCAAGCAAAGAAATGGATTGCAGCTATTGGTGTAGACGGTAAAAAGATACATTTAGGGTATTTTATAGAATATAGTGAAGCAGTAAACGCTAGGAAACTAGCAGAAATAGCATATGGATTCCATGAGAATCACGGAAAGGATTTATAATGAGAGGATTAAGATGCACTCTACCACTAGCACCATTTGCTTCAGGTGCCACAGATGAACTACTGGATGATAGTGTTAATGGAGTTACTACACAAGCAGACCATAGTAAAGGTGATATAGTTGTAACTGGTAATGAGTTGGTTGATAATGGTACATTTGATACAGATACTACAGGGTGGACATTGACAGATGGTACTCTTTCTCATAGTACAGATAAAGCTCTTGCTACATATACAACATCATCGCAAACCTTAAGACAAGACTTAAATCTTATAACTAACCTCAGTTATGTTATTAGTTTTACAATCCATCCGAATTCTAGTGTTGGAGCAGCTAAAGTTAATATATTTGGTGGTGATTTTCAATACTTCAGTCCTGAAGTTGGTGTAGATACTAATGTAACGCTAGTTTGTGTTGCTGGTAGTGGAATAGAAGAAATTGCAATAACAACATATATGACTTCTGGCTCATATACTATTGACAATATCTCAGTAACCCTAGTAGACACATCATACCAAGCAATAGCAGATACAACAGCTAATGACTTACTTACAAATACAGATAAGTTTCAAGTTATAGATTATGTAACAAGACAAGATGTAATACTACTAACTAAGACAGGATATAAGACTGTTACAGGTATTCATACATTTGATGATACAGTAAGTAATGATGATATTGCTAGTGCTTATGATTGGAGCAAGCTAGGTAATGGATTATATAATGATGGTACAGAAGAGGTTATAATTAGTGGTATAGTAGCTAGGGATAATGCTGGTGCTTATCATCCAGTTTATAATGGATTTGGTACAGTAGCTTTTACAAATACATCACAAGAAACAAACCATTGGTACATTACAGACTTTAACATATATAATGTATATGATACCTTTAATCCATCAAATACTAGAACTATTGGTGGAGAGCATGGAGGAGGTAGCTTGTTGTATCCTACTTATGGGAATAAAGCTTATGATGGTGGTTGGAAAGGAGTTAGACCAGATGGTAAATTCTATGATAAAATCTACTACGAATCTAACGGAGGATTAATATTCCTACCTACATATAGTAAAGAAGTAAGTAAAGTAGATTTACTTAATGACGAGATGAATAAGTTAGTTAGTGGTGATACTGATATGAGTTTGGAGATGGGGGTGGAGACTGTATATGCTACATCTGTAGATACTACAATACACTATGAAAATCCTGCTAATACTTTATTTAAAATAAATACAGCTCTTCCAACTAGTATATCTACTTCAGAGCAAGATGGAATACTTCAATTCTCAAGGAATGGGTCTCCATATAAAATGAATTGTAGGTTTTATAGAAGTGCTGCCGATGGTACTCTTGTAGTATCATATATTGGTAGTGATATTTATACGGTAGACGATACTATAGAATGGTGGTCTATTACAATTAAATCTCCATCACTCCTAACACAAGGCAAAGCACTATCTACAGATGTGATAGTTGGAAATGTGTAAATGAGTATAGGTAATGATACGATAATGATAAAAGCAATAGGAAGTTCAATTCCTATGCTTAAAGCTAATAACTATGCCTATAAGTGGAAAGAAATGGTGGAAGTAAGTGTATATGATTTACCAGAGAAATCGTCAATTAGGATTAGTCGCGTATGTGATAAGTGTGGTGATGAAAAACTAATAATTAGAGCTAAACTTGGAGACTTAGAAGGTGAACACTTATGTGAATATTGTTCAAGAAGTTTGAGTGGCGAAGATTGCCCTGCATATAAAGGCGGTTTACCGAAATGTGTAGACTGCGATAATAGAGTAACTAAAGCAGAATATATACGATGTAGAGATTGCTCTGATATACTAAGAGGTGGAAGTAACCACTACAAATGGATAGAAGACAGAACCAAACTACACAAAAGAAGTGGAAGCCAAATGGAAAAATGGGGAAATGCTGTTAAACTAAGAGATAGTAATAAGTGTGTATTATGTAGTGCGGATGATAAACCATTAGAAGCACACCATTTAGTAGGATTTAGTACAGATAAGTCAGTAGGGTATGATGTGAGTAATGGAGTATGTTTATGTAACGAGTGTCATAGAGACTTTCATATTGAGTTTGGATATGGATATAATACTGCAGAACAGTTTGAAGAATACATAATAAATATAGAAAAGGATAAATAATGGCATTAGCAATACCAAACGATTGGGCAGCACATTTAGCTGGAGGAAAACCCATACCAATGAACTTCTTGTTGGTTGGACAAGATGGGACAAGTTATGTAGATGCTTCTACTGATATGATTATGTCTAACAAAGTGACAGAGCCTTATAACAGGCAGTATAGTTCAGATAATGGTGATACATGGAATAATATTGCTATCTCTATGGATTTGGTAGCTAACTCTGATTATACAGAAAGCACAGGAAAAGTTTTTATTGTAAACTACACATCACACAACACACCACTAACACAATCTACACCTAAACCAGTAAAGCTAGTACAAGACAAAGTAATAGCTAGTAACTCACATAGTTGGTATAAAGGTGCTGGATTAGTTAATGCTGTTACAGGTAAAGTAAGTGTTGGTAATGGTGATAATGGGTTAGAGAGTCGTAGTTTAGAGAATGCTGAGATAGGAATATCAGATATTGGAGAGCTAAAAACTGGAAGTACCTATACAGTTTTACTTGGAGAAACGGTCACATATCAAGGTGGTGGTGTAAATGGTACAGTTGGTTCTGTCTATGAAAGATTAAATAGCGATTGGGTTTCTCACACATTAGCGGGATTCTATGGTGATGATAACACAAGATGGAAATTGATAGCTAATGCTAGTATTCCACAACACCCAACACTATCACTAGACAATGCAGATTCACCAGCTTCTAAAGTATTCGGTACATTAGCAGTAGATGATAATGGAGAGTATTTAGTTCAGGTTATAGGTGAAGAGATGATATGGGATTATGGTGCTGATAATGGTGGAGAGTTTAGTGCTAAGGATAGTTCGATAAGCAATAGCTATTCCCCTGATATTACATATAGATTTACTACTGGTGATTTAGCAGGGTTAATATTAACTACTCAGTATAATTTGATTTCTGTTGTAATAGATGCTGACTATTCTTTAGTAAAAGGTAATGTTATAAGAGATAGTGATGGAGCAGTAGCTTTTAAATCTTGGGATGGTAATGGATTTGGAGATGATAATACATTTGAACAACTAACCAATGGTAATATCACTGATTTAAATGGGAATACAGTACAAACCAAAGTGTTAACACAAAGAACAGGAGTATTTAAAGATGACAACTAAGATAGAAAAAGCATTAAACTCAGGAAAGATTAAAGGGGCGAAAGCTCTTTTATCTAATTACTATTTAGCAGAAGACGAATCTAAATGGTTAAACGATAAACAATCAGAGTATGAGTTAATATATCCTCCATATAGAGATATGACTAATGAAGAGAAATTAGCTAACGATACAGTAGAGGATGAAGTTATTGTAAGAGAAGAAGATTATGTATATCCTCAAATAGCTATAGATTATTCAGAAGATGAAAGCTATGTAACTTTTAATGAATGGATAAATGAAACAATAATTACTCAGGAATATGTAGAAGCTACTTACGATGAAGAGGGTATGGTAATTACAGCAGAAGTTCCAGAGATAACTGAGTTAGTTAGACCATATACTCCAGTAAGTGTTACAGATAGAGTAGATGGGTATTTAGCTCCTTATAATTTACAAATTGCTAAAGATGCTAAGCAAGTAGAATTAGACACATTAATTGTAGAAGCTAATACTGTACCATTTGATGGAAATATACAATCGATAGGTTATATGTCTTCAGTATTGGCTCTTGCTAACTTTAAAATGATACAAGCAGTAAGTGCTGGTGTATCTATGGCAGATGCTTATGATGGTATATATAAAACTATTGTTCAGTGGAAAAATGCTAATGATAGTATTAGTGATGTACAATTAGAAACTGTAGCGGAAGCCTTAGAAAAAGCAATGATGGCTATTGCTACTATAAAGACTACGTAATGAAGTATTTAGAATATATAGGAATACTACTATTTATGATCTTTAGGAAGATCTTCTTAAGGTAGAATAGTGTATAATATTACTGTAATCAATAAGAAGGAATAGTAGTATGAAAACACTAAAAGTAAATATAAGTATATGGAGAAGGTTGAAGCAATTAGCTTTAGATAATGATAGTACGATAGGTAAAGAAATAGAAAGGATGCTAGATGGAGATACAAAATGATACACCAGTAGTATACCTAACTATGTACCTTGGAGATTTAATGCCTAAATGGTATATAGGCTCTAGTAAACTATCTAAAATAAGAAATGGGTATAATGGCTCAGTTCAAAGTAAGAAGTATAAAAGTACATGGAATACTGAAAGAAAAGCTAATAAGAAGCTATTCCATACACGAGTACTTAGTTGCCATAACTCTGTAGCAGAAGCTCTTAAAGAGGAACTTAGATTACAGGTAAAACATAATGTCGTACTAAACTCTAACTATATTAATCTAGCTTTAGCGCAAAAAGATGGTTACTTTGGCTATTCTGAACAAGGTATATTTCATACTAGACTAAAGGCCACTGGAAAAATTGTATGTATTAGTTCTGATGAATATAGCAAAAATAAAGAATTATATACTACTCCGTCTAGTAATGTAGTATACTGTACTGATCGCAAAGGAAGTAGTGCTGCTATAACTAAAGAAGAATATGCACTTGGCGGCTTTAGACACAACAGTTATAATACCGTAACTGTACTAGGTAAAGACGATAACTACATAAAAGTTAGTAAAGAAGAGTTTAGTAATAATGCTAATTTGAAAGGTGTTGCTTCAGGCTCTATTACAGTGTATGATACTATACTTAAAGAAAATAGGAGAGTAAGCAAGAAAGTGTTCTCTGAGAGTTGTACTTTAGTTGCAGTATCAAAAGACTTAGTATCAGTTATTGATACAAATACCGGTAAGAGCATAAAGGTAACAACTGCTGAGTTTAAGGCGAATACTAATTACGTAGGAGTAAATAAAGGTAGGAAATTAAAGATGAAGTCTCGTAAATGTCCACATTGTGGAAAAGAAGGTAAAGGTGGTGCTATGACTCAATGGCATTTTGATAACTGTAGATATAAGGAAGTTAGATGAAATATATAAGATACATACTTATAGGTATATGGACTATAATTAGAAAAATTATAGGTGTGCCAGTAACACTTATTGTTGCTCCTTTTAGGGGTTGGGCTAATAATGTGGTATTTAATTATGCATTACAAAATAAAGATGTTTATATAAAAAGACTAAGTGAAAGGCCTATTACGTTAAACCAAATTAGTGGTAATTGGGATATTGGTCCTTATCATGGTACGGATGGTGGCTATATCAGATATAGAAAAATTAGTAAAATAGAGTACATAATCGCCTATTGGTGTGTGTTTGGCTGGATGGATCAGGATAGTAACTATGACACATTTTGTAATACGTACAATCAAACTATCATAGATGGGGAAAGAATGACTTGGCTTCCTCAATATATAATTGATAGACTAACTGAAGATAATGAAGTCTGCAGAAATACAATATATGGTAATACATTTGATTTAGGGGACAAAAGGGCAGACTATTCCGTGTTTAGGTTCTGGTCAGTATTACTGTGGTCTATCAGGAATACAGCCTACGGATTTAAGTATATGCAATTTGAAACTGATAAGCCTAGAAGTGAATGGTTCTGGTTAGATATAAGCAAACTAGGTGGAACTGGATTTGGTAATAGACCTAAAGATGGAAGGCTAGAGTTTGGCTGGTTCTAAAATAGATTGGTGTACAGGATGGTGGGATACCTATTTAGGAGTAGATATCTCCGATTGTTGTAAAGATGATAAAGCAACACTTAAGCATATATAAGGTATAGTACTTATATTAAATGATAAGGAATAAGTATGAGAAATAGTTATACAGAGGAAGCGGACCACTACAAGATAGAGTTGGTACAAAAAGGGATAAGTATTGGAGCTATGTTAATAGATAAGGAAGACTTTGAGTTAGTGCCTAAGAACTCATGGCATTTAAGTGTTAGAGGCTATCCTGCGGCTAGGGTTGATAATAAGTTAGTTACAATACACCAACTAGTAGTGAACGGACAGTCTAAAACAATAGATCATATAAGTCGAGATAAACTAGATAATAGGAAGGTTAATTTGAGATTTGCTACTCAACAATTAAATGCTAATAATGTTACAGGTAGAAAAGGGTATCACAAGAATAGAGGTAAATGGGTTACCCAATTACGTCTAAATGGCAAGGCTGTACACTTAGGTAGGTTCAATACTGAACAAGAAGCAAAAGATATGTATGATGCTGCTCATAAATATAGAGTAGACTGTATAGAGAAAAATATACCGATAGACTTAAATAAAATTAAGAAAAGAGAACATGATAAGTATGCATCAACAGGGTTTACAGGGCAAAAATATATAGTTGAGTATAATGACAAGTTTAGAGTTAAGAATAAAGATAATAGAATAGAGAAGCTTTGTGATACTATCGAAGAAGCAATAAAATTAAGGAATGAATTATATGATTAAAGATTACGATAAAAATAAAGACTACTGTACAGGATTCCCTGATACCTATTTAGGTGTCAGTATAAAGGAGTGCTGTAGGCAGAGCATGATGAAACATTAAGCACAGGTAAATTCTATAGTTGCTTAAAGAAGAAACTAGGTTGGTTTCATGCTGGATATATAACCGCAGGTGGTACAATAGGTGCCTGGGTAAAATATCCAATAAAAATGATTAAAAGGATATAAAGATGTGGATGGAGTTATTACCGTTAATCGGTGGAGGTGTGTTTGGTGCTATTACTAAGTTGTTTAGTATGAGCATGAAGTATAAAGCTGAGCAAAGCAGGTTGATGATGGCGTTGGCTACTCAAAGACAAGATGCCATCAATGAAGTGAATAAACTAGATAATAAGGAAAGTTTTAGCTTTGCTAAAAGAATGATAGCATTTAGCATTACGGGAATAGTAGTAGCTGCATTTGCAGGTGCATACCTGAATCCTGATGTACCTATACACGTAATGACAGAAATTAAGACTGGCGGTAGTTACCTGTTTGGACTAGTAGATACGACTGCAACTGAGCAAGTATGGACTGAGTTGAAGGGTGCGGTGGTATTGCCTGAAGTAGTGAACTCGTTTAAAGTGATTATAGGCGCGTATTTTGGTGCATCAATAGCAAGTAGTAGATGATGGATAAGGATATTATACGATTAAAATTTAGGGTTACTGCTTTAATGGTTTTAGTAGTATCTCTGCTGTTAGCGATAGCACTAGATATGCTTAGTATAGATGCTACGACATTTATAAGCGTATTTCAGGCAAGTATTGTTCCGTTGAGCGGACTAATTGTAGCAGACTATGCAACAAAGCCTACAAAATAAAGGAAATAGTTAGTGGAGAACGAAATAAGAAAAGAGATACAATCTATTCGAGAAGATAGAGCTACAGATTCACAGAGGATTAAGAATATTGAAGATGGGTTGAAACCAATATTGAAAGAATTCAAAGAAGCTATAAAAGACGTAATTATATTACAGAATGAGCAAGAAAGAATTAAGAATGTAGATTTGGCTAAGCAGATTGCGGATGAGGCGGCTACGTTGTATAGGGATATCTACGAACCTATTATAGAAGAACTTGTAGATAGTAAGATAAATACGTTTCATACAGAAGTTCGATGGAAGATGATACTTACGGTTGGCTCAATTATAGGCCCTCTGGGTCTAGTAGTACTAGGTTGGATACTGCCATGAAAGATAATACTCTTCTAGTAGTAGAAGATGATATAGTAATAAATGAACTGTATGTAACGATATTTGGTAGACTATTTAAAGAAGTTGTAGTTGCATATAATGGACGAGAAGCAATAGAAAAGTTAGAGAAGTATCAAATAGACGTAGTATTGACGGATATTAATATGCCAGATGGTACAGGACAAGACGTAGTAGAGTATGTAGCTAAACAAGAAGTAAAACGGCCCATTGTGATAATTACTGCGCATGATAAACTACGAAAGATGTATGATGAAAGTGAATGTGTAGTCGTACACAGGAAACCTGCAGATTTGCAAGTTATCATTAAAGATCTAGAGAGACTGCTAGATAAAAGACATGCCTGTACAAATACGAAAGTATACGAGAAATTAGAACAATTAACAAAAAAAGTAGATGCGTTCCTAGATTTGCTACATTCCAAAGAAGTGTAGTATAGGTACCACGTTGCTTATAGGTATTGTATTAAGTATATATATGGCGCTTTTAGTAGTGGCTTACTACTCAGCAAAGAAAAAGTAAAGGAAAAATATGGGAAAATTTGTATTCGGTAAAAGAAGTAACGAGAAGTTAAGTGGGGTAGAACCAGAAGTTAAAGAACTGTGTGAGCTAGCATTGAAGTTTACGAAGATAGACTTTGGGGTAATTGATGGGTTACGGACTGCAGAAGAGCAACAAACGCTGTATAAGCAAGGAAAAACAGAACTAGATGGATTCAGTAGAAAGTCATGCCATCAATCTGGTAAGGCTGTAGATGTGATACCCATAAGTAAAGAGTACGATATATGGAATGTAGATAATCCTCATGTAGCGTATCTATGGTTAGAGGTATATAGGGCCTTTATGCGGGCTAGTAAGAAGCTAGGTCTTCAGCTAGAGTTTGGTGTAGGGTATAATATTAGCGGTGGCAGAGATTATCCACATATAAGCGTACTATAAAGCTTAGCTTAAGGGAAAATTAGCTAGAATGTGGTATATACATAAATATCTAAAGGTAACAGATGAAAATTAATAAGAAAGAATTGCTGACGAGTTTACAGGCAGATCTAAAAGCTAGTGAAACACTACAGAAGGAATGGCTAGCTAAAAGAAATGAATGGATTAGTGAGACATATGGTAAGCCCTATGGTAATGAAGAAAAAAATAAAAGCTCGATTGTATCGAAAGATATAAAAAAGCAATTGGAATGGATGTTGCCTGGGATTACTGACCCTTTTCTAAGCACACCAGATGTAATCAAATGTAATCCTGTTACCTGGGAAGATAGAGATGCAGCTAAACAAAGTGAGTTGTTGCTGAATTCACAGTTCTGTAGAAAGTTTAACAGGTATAACTTTATCATGAAAGCAACTAGAGTGCTTGCTACTGAGGGTACTGTAGTGATACAGACTGGATGGGATTACGAAGATGAAGAAGTTGAAACTATGGCTGAAACTGTGTCAGTTGATGAACTAGGTAATCAGTATGTAGAGTTGGTTGAAACTACAGAAACTAAAGTGTTACGGAATCAACCTACAGCGAAAGTATGTCGAAATGAAGATATATTCATCGATCCAACGTGTCAGGATGATATGGATAAATGTCAGTTCGTTATTTATCGATATGAGACTGACTTGAGTACGCTGAGAGCTGATGGTAGGTATAAGAATCTAGGTAAATTAGCGAAGTCAGAAGAAGGTGAAGATATAGACTATGATTCGGAAGATGATACAGAGTTTAGATTTAAAGATGCACCTAGAAAGAAAATGGTAGTGTATGAATATTGGGGTAACTATGATGTGGATGATGATGGTGAAGTTGAAGCTATTATATGTGCATGGGTAGGAGATACAATAATTAGATTAGAGAGTAATCCGTACCCAGATGAAAAACCACCGTTTATCGTAGTACCGTTCAATGCAATACCTTTCCAAATGTTTGGGGAAGCACTAGCTGAAAATATTGGGGATAACCAGAAAGTTAAAACTGCTATTACAAGAGGAATACTAGACAGTATGACAAGTAGTAATAATGGGCAAATAGGTGTGAGAAAAGGTTCGCTAGATCCGAGAAATAAAAAGCTAATGTTAGCGGGTAGAAACTTTGAGTATAACGGTACGCCTAACGACTTTTGGCAAGGAAGCTATAACAATATACCAGGAAGTGCATTTGATCTGTTAGCAGTAATGAATAACGAGATTGAAAGTCAGACAGGTACAAAGAGTTTTAGTGGTGGAATTACAGGTAGCGCACTAGGTAGTACAGCAACTGGAGCTAGAGGTGCACTAGACGCAACTGCAACTAGACGACTAAACTTGGTTAGAAATATAGCTGAGAATATGCTGAAACCGCTGTTTAGAAAGTGGATGTCGTATAATAATGAGTTTCTAGAGGATGAGGAAGTAATTCGATATACGAATGAAGACTTTGTCGAGATAAGAAGAGATGACCTAGATGGAAGACTAGATATAGATATTAGTATCAGTACAGCAGAAGATAATGCAGCGAAGAGTTCAGAGTTGAGTTTCCTATTGCAGACACTAGGTAATAACCTTCCAATGGAAATGACTCAGCTGATAATGGGTGAAATAGCTAAATTAAGTAGAATGCCAGATTTAGAGAAAAGTATTAAAGAGTATCAGCCTAAGCCGGACCCTGCAGCAGAACAAGCTAAGCAGATTGAGATGGAAAGACTGATGTTAGAAAATGAGAAAATTAAAGCAGAGATTGCTGATAGATATGCAAGAGCTGGTGAGAATGAAATTGATAGACAGCTTAAACAAGCTAAAGTAAATAGTGAAATGGCAAAAGCTAGAAAGACTAATAGCGATGCAGATAGAGTAGATTTAGACTTCGTTGATAGAGATAACGGATTTAGAGAACAGTATGAAGCTAGTGAGAAAGAGAAAGACAGAAAGCACCAGATAATGATGGCAGAGTTCCAGCAAAGAGCTGGTGATACCAATATCGGATTAGTTAGACAATAAAAATAGGAGAAATAGATGAACCCATACTTAAACGAGAATACAACAATAACAGAGGCAGTAAGTGACCAAGAATTAGGTAAACAAGCTAGGATGAGGCAAATAGCTGAGCAAGGATATACAAAAGGTATACAAGACAACAAGCTAGCTAGTCAGGCTGCATATGAGCAAGGATTGGCTGATCAAGCTAGGAAGCTAGCAGAATTACGACAATTTGAAGGCATGCAAGCAATGACTCCTGAACAACTAGCTGAACAAGAGTATTATAGAAGACTAGATTCGTTGCCAGGGGGATTTCAAGATCCAATGCCTGACCAAGGACTAGGTGATCACTATGGCAGATAAATCAAAGATTAAAATTAAACCTGAAAATATAGGGAAATTTAATAAGTGGTGTAAAAGTCATGGGCATAAGTCTGTGACTAGGAAGTGTGAAGAAGAAGGATTAGCTAGCAAGAGTGCTGCAGTTCGGAAGATGAGTCAGTTTTCAAAAAATAGTAGAAAGTGGGGTAACTAGATGAATGAGCAAGAAGGACTAGCAGGAATGCAACAAGGACCACAAGTGAATGTAGGTATGTTAGAGCAAGTGATACAGATGTTGATGGCAGGAACTACAGAAGCACAGTTGTTGCAGATGGGCGTACCACAAGAAGTGATTGAAGCAGCAATAGCAGAGTTGGGTATACAACAACAGCAACAAGTGTCTCAAGATGTGGGTTTAGCTGCTGCACAAGGTCTAGTATAAGCCAGGTTTAAGAGTAGTAGTGTTATAATAACGGTATAGAAAAAGTATGACCAAAGAATAGATGTCTCAAAAAGCTAATTTATAAATCAAAAACTAGGAGGATTCATATGAGTATGAATAACCAAATCCAGAATGATGGAATGAATGACGAGCAACTTGTTGAAGTAGAGAACCAGTATTGGGTAGATATGCATATATCGCTTGAGAAATTGAAAAAGAATAAGGATTTCAAGAAAGTAGTCTTGGAAGGGTACTTTAAGGATAAAGCAATTAATGGTGTTAGCTTACTGGCTACGGACTACGTTAAACAGAATGGGTTAAGATCCGATGTGATGGAAAGTTTGATTGCTATTAGTAATCTAGAAGATTACTTTATCACGATTGATAACTTAGGTTCACCAACTCCAATGGACGACGAAGAGTCTGACGACGAGGAGTAGTAGATGGATGAACTAACTCAAAATGAAGAAGAGCTATACGATCTAGATGATGAAGCAATGGAGGCAGCGTTTAAGGAAGCGAAAGCAGAATTAGCCTCTCCAGATACTCAGATAGAAGAAGATAACCAAGAAGTAGAAGAAGTAGAAGAAGTTGTTGAAAAAGAGACTATCGAAGATAACGATGAAGAAGGAATAGAAGAAGATCTGGAACACCCCGACGAGGACTCCGATGATAACAGTGATGAAAATGAAGTGAAAAAAGAGCCTGATGAGGATTCAGAAGATGAAGAGGGTAAGCTTGACGGAGAGCCTGAAGCAACTGAAGAACAAACCGAAGAAGATAAAAAAGAAGCTAAAGATGAATTACAACCAATAGAGAAATTACAGTTTAAGGCCAATGGTCAAGATTTCGAGTTTACAGTAGATGAGATGAAAGAACAGTTTGGAAGAGTATTCGGACAAGCTATGAATTATACTCAGAAGATGCAACAAATGAAACCGGATAGGAAGAAATTAGATGCAATACAGCAAGCTGGATTGAGTGACGAAGATGTAAACTTAGCAATTGAACTATTGAAGGGTGATAAAGATGCGATTACTTCACTGATAAAGAGAACAGGTATAGATACCCTCGATTTAGACGTAGAGAATAGCAAGGACTATCAACCGCAAGATTATGGTCGGAATGAGACTGAACTTGCACTGAAAGATATAGAGGATGAGATTAGTCGAGATCCTGAATATAAGATTACACATAACGTGCTTACAAAGCAGTGGGATGATAAGTCATGGAATGAAATGGCTAGTGATCCAAGTTTGATTAAGTTGCTGCATGTGGATGTTAAAAGTGGGATGTATGATAAGATTAACCCTATAGCACAGAAGTTGAAGGTATATGGGAATGGTAGTAAGTCAGACCTAGATTACTATAAAGAAGCTGCTGGGCAATATTTTGCAGAGCAAGATAAAGTACGGGCAGAAGAGGCTAAGGTAGAAGAGCTAAAGTTAACTAGAGAGCAGGAAGAACAAAAACTTGCTGGTGTTAAAGCTAAACAAGAACAGAGACAAACTACCAAAGCAGCTGCTGTAAAACGAAAGGCTGCAGCCCCAAGTAAGAGTAAGGCTGGAACAAAGAAAACTATAGATTATCTAGATGAATCAGATGAAGCATTTGAAGAATGGTATAGTAAACTGCAAGATTCATTGTAATCTTGTGGTGGCATAAATTAGGAGAATAAGTTATGGCAACAAACGTATATGGAAATGGTACTAATAGTACTGCTGGTGTGAATACAATTACGCATTATTACGACAGAGCAGGTATTAGAGCTGCAAATAGAGTAAATGTGTATGGACAATGGGCAGATAAAAAATCTCAGCCTACAAAAATGGGTAAGACATTTAAGGTTTCAAAATTCTTACATATGTATGACAGAGCACAAAATGATGGTGACTTTGCAGGTAAAGGTTACTTAACAGCTAGATCAGCTGCAGATGTATCAGCTGCTCTAACAGGTGCTACATTATCAGAAGGTGCTGGTGCGGTTAACAAGAAAAGTATCTCTAAAGTAACTGTTGAAGCTACATTAGCTAGATATGGCGAAATGATTGACTATACAGATGAAGTAGAGTTGTTCTCAGAAGACTCAATGCAAGTTAAGTATAGAGAAGAACTAGGTGAATTGGCTAACTCTAGAGAAGAGGATTTAATTCAATTAGATATGTTAGGTACAGGTACAGTACTGTATTCAGGTACAGCTACGTCTAAAATTGGTGTTGATACTAAGATCTCTTACGACCTAGTGAGAAAAGGTGTTAGAAAACTAGTTAGAAACAGAGCTAAGAAAAATACAAGTATTGTTACAGGATCGACTAAAGTAGGTACTGCTCCAGTTGCTAAAGCATACTATGGTATTATCGGTGCTGACGTTAAATCTGATTTAGAGTCAATTACTAGAGGTACAGACGGTGCTAAAGAATTTACATACCAACCAGCTCATAAATATGCAGGTGCTGCAAGTTTAGCTGAAGGCGAAGTAGGTGCAATGCATGAAGTTAGATTTATCGAAGCTGAAGGTGCTGTTGTATATAGAGGTGAAGGTTCTGGTGTTATTAGCGATACTCAAGAAACTGCTGCTACAACTATAGTTAGTTCTGCTGTACAAAATACAGGCGCTGCTGCTACAACTACTTACACTACTGGGAATGATAATTCTGCTGAGAGATTTGCTGCAATTTTAGCAGCTAGAGGGTCTGTTGTGTACGTTGATGCTTCTGATAGTAATAATATCAAAGAAGCTACTGTAATTGGTGATACTGATATTGGTGGAACTGGTTCTGATGTACTTATTAATGAGTACTTTGATGCGTATCCTATTCTTTTCCCAACTGAAGGTTCATTTGCAACTGTTGGTCTAAAAGGTAAAGGTAAGATTAAATTTAACTCTAAAGCACCAGATGCTGTTGAATTATCTAACCCATATGGGACACAAGGTTTCTTCTCATATAACTTCTGGTACGCTGGATTGATTTTACAAGAAGAAAAACTATTAAAAATCTTAGTTGCTGCTTCAGTATAATAAGATAAGGTGAGGGGGGTGACCCTCTCGGCACACTAAACAACCAAATAAGGATTTAGAAAAATGAGTTTACAAGAATTAAAAGTAGAAGCTAAAGAACTAGGTATTGATTTTAGCGCTAATATTGGAGAGAAGAAACTTCAAGCAAAGATTGATGAGTTTTATGAGTTACAAGAGACTTCAGGTGCTGAGATTGAAGCAGCTGTAGAAGCAAATGAAGCAGAAAAGGCAAACCAAGAAGAGACTAATGAGAAGCCTGCTGTAACTGGTAAAAAAGGTAAGAGAACACTGCAAGATAGAGCAGCTCAAGCAAAAAAAGAAGCAACGGCAACTAGAGTTGTTACTATTATTGATAATGATCAGAGGGTTAATAACCAGACTACAACATGTACTATAAATTGTAGTAATGAGTATTTCGACCTAGGTACAAGGATTACCCCATTAAATGAACCTGTCGAATTAGAACAAGGATTTATTAATTCGTTGAGAGAAGTAAAGATTCCTCAGCATATTAAAGATCCAGCTACAGGATTGAGTAGAATTACTATGAGAAATAGATATACGATATCGTAGTTATATAAACTCTTCTTAAGGAAGAGTTTATTATGATTATGGTATAATGAGAAAAATATATAGGAGAAAATATGAGTTGTAATATTGATAAGTTTGTTTTAACAAAAGGACTAGATAACGATTTTGTATTAACAATAAAACAAACAGGTACAACTCTTCCTATGGAAATAGATGAGGTTAATGATACTTTTGCTGCGAAGCTGATTAATCTAGAAACAGAAGCAACTGTATTGACTACTGAAATAGTGATTACTGTAAGTGATGCTTTAGGTGGTAAGATTAATCTGCAGTTTACTCAAGCAGATATAGATGCGTTAGATGCTGAACGAGGAGAAAAGGTAGATCGCTATTACTTGAAGCCTACGTATAAGCTATTGCTAGATTGTAGTACTACAAATAATGGTGACTTTATAGCGAAAATACCTCTGGTATATGTGGAATAGCTAGATGAGTGATATCGTAGTTAGTGAGACAGAACTAGAATTAGAAAAGCATGAGATTACAAAACAAGCAGACCTAGATGTCTGTGTGGTTGATGATGAGACTTTAGAGATAACAGCGGCTAAGAAAGAGTATTCGATTGTTGGAGATGCTCTTTACGCAAGTGTAAGTGCAGAAGATGCTCCTCAATGGTTAACTAGTATAATTGACAGTGTTGTTGGGGGTATTGTTAATACTAAGGTTGCTGAGTTAGATGAGGCAATAGCTTCGATTAATCAATCACTAAGTGAATTAGCGGTAGCTAAGAATCAATATGCAGAATTGATTAACATAGAAGAAACTATAGATAGTGTAATAACTAGTAAGTTAGAGACGTTAAATGCTACAGTTGGGACTAATGCTGCTAATATAGTAGATTTAGATGTAACAAAGGCTACACCTACAGAAGCGTTAGCGATTAGTACTGAACATTTAAATTCTGAGATTGATAGTGGAGAAATAGCTAGTTTAGTTACGGGTTTAGAGACTACAATAGCTACTGGAGATAGTACTAATGCTGCTAGTATAAGTGCTTTGAATAGTACGTATAACAATAACTATGCTACGGTAAGTGAGGTACTATCGTCAACTGCGGATGAGTTTGGTGTAGAAGCTAATGCGATAGTAGACCTAGGTGGTACACTAGTTGATGATGGTGGAACTATACGGGCTACAGGTGGAGCTATTGATACATTAAAGACAGAAATAGAAGATGGTACGGTAGTATTATCAGATGTAACAGAGTTACAAGGATACTTAAATGATCCAGATGCTCCATGGCAAGGTGGTAGTTCAACATTGAGTCAGAAGTTAGCTATAACTGAAGATAACGTAGAAGCTAAGTTTGAGTATGCTTCGACTGTACGTATGGGAGGATCTAACTATACTAGTGCATTCGGTATGACAAATTCAGCTGGGACTGCTCCAGGAAGTGAATTCTGGATTAATGCAGATAAGTTTAAGTTTACTAATGATGGTAAGACTGGAAGTAATGCTGCATTTAGTATAGATGCTAGTGGAGCAACTCCTCAGGTGACGTTTAATGGAGTAGTCAGTTTTACTAATGTAGATGGAGCTCCTACTCATACGAGTGGAAGCAGTAATCCAGTAAGTACATCACAACCAATAGGGTCTACTTATCATCAAACTACTGTAGATAGTTTATGGACGTATACAAGTAGCGGTTGGGTAGAAGGTGGGGATCCAGATGCTATTACTGCTGCTGATCTTGGTTCTGGTGGTACTACGGTTATTGATGGTGGTAGGATTAGTACAGGTACAATAGATGCAACTAACGTTAATGTTACAAATTTAGATGCTACTGAGTTAACTACGGGTGTAATATATAATGCTGGCGGAAGTGCCGGAAGCTACACAATGAAAATTGATTTAAATGCAGGTGAGATACATATAAAATGAGTTTATTTATAGGTAAAGATAATTCAAGTGATAACATTATGCACATAACTAAAGATGAAACAAGTTTAGCTGGTATGAAGAATGGTTCTATATCTTCAACTATTTTTCATAGTGATTTTGAATACTTAATACACTGTGAGTATGAAGCATTAGACTATCAATTTAAACCAGCTTACGATGTCGATTACAATTCTGGCTACCCTTCCGCCACTATAATAGATTTTGGAGAAGAATTTGCAGATAAAGTAGCCGATGGCCATACATTTCTTATAGAAGTAGGTTCTGAAATTTATTTTCAAATAGCAGGAGACTGGAGACTACATGATCAAGTAGACCTCGAAAGAGAAATATATCCAACTGAATGGTACGCTAGTGTCTCTGATGGGCAGAATAGTAGTAGATCTTTTACACCTACAGATACTAAGAAGTGTGTATTAATATGGTATACGTCATCTTCTGATACTCAATTTAAAGCTTACGTACTTAACCTTAATACCACTACTGCAGAACTTATATATCCATCATTTACATCTGATGAAGTAGTTGTAAATTCAAATGAACTTACAGTTAGAGGTATAGATTTACCTAATTTACGGTACGTGTCTACTGAGGTCATAAATGGTGTAGACCTAGAAAGATCTACGCATAATCTAAATTTACAGTTTATTAACTCTGTACCTAGTTCAGGTAGTATAACATTACAATCTGAAGCAGAAGGAAATACTAAAGTAAAAAAAGGAACTAAAACTATATTTACTACCGAATTTGGTATTAACAAACTACGTCTTGATGGAGTTGAATACAATAACTTTACTAACTATAGGGTATATGGTGACCAAACAAGGTTAGCAGAAATTGGTTCAGGTTTAAGCACAGGTGACATTATTTTAGTTGGCTGTACTGAAGAACTGAATGCTGGGCAGGATTATTTATATTATCCTGTTTTATTTAAGTACCAAGAAAACTATTCAGTAATGGTTTATAAAGATACTTCTAAAGCTAATTCTGAAAGATATTGGTGGTTTACAACCTTTAACGGTAAAGTGTACTTAAAAATACAGTTTACCCATACCCTTGGTAGTAATACTTATATAGCATGGCATTCTATTAGAACTGCTGCTTTTAAGTTTAAATAATTTAAAGTAATAACCAATAAAATAAAATAAAAGGAAAATAAATGGCAACTATATCAAATGGGTACTTGTATTGGATACACCTTCCAGAACATACAGATATAAATACACAAGGGTACGTTGGAATTACTAATAATATACAGGAAAGGTTTCGTATACATAGAAATTCCTATACGGATAATTGTAAGTGTATAAGCAGAGCCATAAAAAAGTACGGTAATTCTTTAGTATATGACGTAATTTTTACGGGCCCATATGAAGGATGTTTACAGTTAGAGAACTACTTCCGACCAGCTTTAAATACTGGGTGGAATATAGCGATCGGAGATGGAAAAACAACTTTAGGCCTGAAATGTCATAGTAATTGTATAAAAGCATTAAAGAAAGCAAATTCTAAAAGTGCGAATATATATAAATATAAGACTAATATTCTTATAGCCGAAAATGTAATAGTGGCAGAATGGGCTAGAAATAATGGTTGTATTAAATCATGCTTATGTAGAACAGCTAATCAGGCAGAAGGACGTAAGCAGCATAAAGGGTATTATATAAAATACAATAATAATAAGGAAAATAAATGACAATATCAATAACAAGTGAGTTAGACGTACTAAATAAGTACCAACAATTAATAGATCAATCACTAGGTGGATCTTCAATATATATCAGAACTAAGGAAACTATCCAAGCGCTGTTTGACAATGGGGACATTAAAGATGATGATAAAGCTGCGGTGATATCGCAGGTATTGAGTGCATTAAATACTAGTTTAGTAAATACGAGTATGACTACTGCACTGCAATGGGCTTCAGGTGAAAAAGATATAGCACTTAAGAAGCTGGAATTAGAGAAGACACTAGATATACTAGATAAAGAACTAGCCCTTAAAGCAGCACAAGCAGATAAGATGGTAAGTGATGACTTGCTAGCTCAAGCAAGCAATTTGAGACAGAATGGTGCTGCAACAGTAATAGACGGTAAAGTAGTTGCGTTAAGTGATGAAGGTAAAGTATGGACTGATATGCAGTTAATAGAGCAGAATACTGAGAATGCTATAGCCGAAGAGAGTTTAATTACAGCTAAAGAAACTGAAGTGAATGCTGGGATACATAAGATAGTTGCAGATACATATGTAAACTATGGAGTATATAGTGGATATAACATAACTAACACAGGTGTGACAGGTATAACTGATATAACACCGGTAGGATATGATACATTGAGTGACCTACAAGCTGTGATAGCTAAAGAGCAAGCTAAAGGATATGCATATAATGCTTGGAGTAACGCGGCAAGTGGGCTAGGTAGCACAATTGGTGTAGCATTAACGAGTGAGACAGACATCTTTACAGGTGATGGTGAAGGGTTATTGGCTAGTTGGAAGACTACAGTTGATAACCTAAGAGATGTAACAGCTCCTACATTTTAAAGAGTAATGTGAAGAAGCCACAGATAGACATATACCCTACGCAAGTGCAGGACCACTTGAATGAGGTAGGGTTTAAAAATAAATTCTTAAGGTATTGGGGACATGATGGCAGTATACTAACCGAAAAGCATTACTACTACCCTAATATAAGCGAAAATGATAAAAAGCTATTTAAGTTATTAGGTGTATATAAAGATTTAAAAGCTGCGCAAGGGCAGATGGAGGGAATAGATAAAGCTTGGATGTACTTAAATCCAAGTAAAGAAGGGGTAGTAGATTTAACCGAAGAAACACTAGTACAAGAGCTTGACTTCGATATTAATAGTGGGACATATACTTTAAATATTACCTATAGTCCAACTCTAAAGAGAGTAGGTAATAATGCATACTACGGAAAAATGTATGTAGATACAGAAGATACTTTAGGGCTATTTAGTGAAGTTTATAAGAATCCTGATGGAACAATTAATGTTGATACTCTTGGGAATTATATAACGGCTAATTATGACGAAGTACTTAGTTCGTGTGTTGTAGAAGGTACTGAGCAGATAGATGATGAGACTGATGATACTGAGGCTGAGCTAATAAACTTAGTCACTATGTTTGTGTTAGGTGGGTCTGATGCATTTGTAGCTACTATAGAGGATATAAGCTATACTACAGTAAGTAAAACGTATGCATCAACTAGGTTATCTGCAGATGGAGATACCCAAGAAAAAATAGTGTACCCTTATTTAGAGCAAGCATTAAGTTTAGAGATTAATATAGAAAATATAGGTATAGTCACTGATACTGATCCCTTAGTAGCTAAAATTATAGAGTACAAGGATAAGCAACAAACAATAAAAGATGCTGCCGCGGCTGATAAAGCTACTAATGGGCTATTGGGAGATATTTTATATAAGCAAAACCTAGTTAATAATAGTTTATGGACTGATAGTAGGCTTAATGTAGCTGCTTTTAGTAGTAATACCCTCAAGACTAAAGACTTAATTAAATTGGTAACTACTTCGCTAGATTCTGGTTATCGGAAGAAGAAGACAAAATGGTGGAAGAAAGTACTTACAATGATAGTATTTGTTTTAGTAATGGTTTATACTCCGTCTCTAGGGAAAGTCTTAGGGCTTCTTACTTCAACTTCAAGTGCAATAGCAGTAGCAGCAACCGGTGTAACGCTTGCTACATTAGCAGTAAGTCTTCTTAGTGTCGGAATGTCTGCATGGGGTGATGAAGCTGGGGCAACTTTTGCTGGAAAGTTTGCCAAAAATGTTAGTGTATTAAGTACCTTTCTAGGAGTAACTGCTATGATATCAAGTATGGCTAATAATGTGCTTCAATATGGAGTGAAAGGAGTAATACAAACTGCTTTTAAAAAGTATACAACCGATTTAAGCCTTACCCAAGGATTAAAAATGGTTACTATGGTCGCTAATGCTTGGATGAAAAAAGACTTAAAAAAAGATATAAATAAGATGCAAGCGCTTGAAGCCCAAAATGCTGAGTATGCTAGGGCTGAGGAAGAGAATAATACAAGACATTTGGCGATGTTGTTTGCTAAAGGATATGCAGATGTACTAAATAAGGACTGTAACGATGATCAGTATGACTATCCGTATGAGGATTGGGGTACAAATATGCATATAGGGAATATACAGCGAACAAGTTGGCGATGGGAAAGAACCGGAGCTAAAGATGGTTTAAGGATAACTTAGTTATAATAAGTAAAAGTAGAATAAATAGGAGAATAAGATGGAATGTGGTTTAAATAATCAAGGTCAATTTGTATGTGAAGGTTTAGGTGCGAGTGCATATGGAGCAACTATTAACAGTCCAATAGTGTCTGATAATAGCTCAATAGTACCTAAAGGTGATATTGGGAATGTAGGTCCTACACAAGTTACGGCGGATATCATGAAAGATTATATTCCTGGTGTAAGTGGAGGTGGTTGGTTTACGCAGAATAAAGGTATGATAGACGCAGGATTAGGATTAGGGCAACTAGGACTAGGTTATCTAGGATATCAAAGCCAGAAGAAACAAATAGCAAGTAATATAGCGGATGCTGAACAGCGAAGAAGATTGAATGAAGAAGCTGCACAAAACAAAAGAAATATACAAGCTAAAGCACAGAGTGTCTTTGGCGGTACGCCGTATACTGCATAAAGGTAAAATATGACTAAATATGCAAAGTATGGTAATATTTCAGTAACAGACCCAACTAAGGGTATGCAAGCTGCAGTAGGCAGTATAATGGATAGAAGGCTAAAAGAAGATATACTAGCTAAAGAGGAAGCTCGACGAGCAGTGGAAGCTGAAAGAGCTGAAAGAGGCTTACAGCTAAGAGAAGCAGCAGCAGAACGAGAAGCAGGTAAATATAAAACTGCACTAGCTGAGAAAAAAGCTTTGCAGGAGTACGTAACAGGATATACGCCGTATGGCGAGGAAGCAGGTGGTCGAAAAGGTATGGAGCTAGTAGATAAGGCTGTGCTGGGTAAGATTGAAGAGATGGATAGACCATTGACTTACGAAGAAGCAGCAGATGTACAAACGTTTTACGAGAAACAAGTACCCTGGAAAGAAGAAGCATTAAGTAGTGTTTCAAAGAATTTGTTAGCAAGAGGAGTTGATCCAAAGACAGCGTTAGTAACAGCGGCAACTTTGACAGAAGGATTAAAAAGTAAAGAAGAGGCAAGAAAAGAAGAAGTTGCAACTACGAAATTACTGAACGAGAGAGCAGATAAAGCAGCGAAAGTTGAAAGAGAAATTGCAAGGTTGATGAAGACTGCTGCAGGAAAAGGTAAAGCAGGAAGAAAAGGCAATGGAACAACGGCTCTGGATATATCAAGTTTGGTTGAAAAACAAGATCTTGGGTGGTATGATACAGATAAAGCACAAACTGCTGTAGATGAAGCGTTAGAAATCGCAGATGCTAAGTCAGTGAAGAAAGCAATTGGGTATGGAATTACACATGGGTACTTTGCGAAAGGCTTTGATCCAGTTAAGTTTCGAGCAGCAGTAAATATGTTTGAAGAAAAAGGGGTTGAAGGCACTACTGGGACACCAAGCCTAGGAACACTAGATAAATTTAGACCAAGAAGCTTTCAGCCTGAACCTATTAAAGATATGACAGCTGAAGAAAAACTAGCTGAGGCTAGAAAAGAAGTAAGGTGGCTAGGTGAAGAAGAAAAAGCAAAACCGGCTGCAAAAGTACCTGCAAAACTAGCTCCTCCAGCTAAAGAAGTAGACGAGAAAAAAACTGCAGAAGTTAAAGTAGGTGATGTATCAGATGCTAGTAAGGCATTTGAAAAGTATAAAGGACCTAGTTTGTTTGGTAAAGATACTCAAGCATTGACAATACCTGCAAAATGGGGTACTAGAAAAATGCCGGTACAGACAGAAACAGAAAGACTACAAGTTGAGAAAGCACTAGGTGATGCTCCTATAGAAGATGTATCATTAGCGTTAGTGCCTGCTGGTGCCGGAGCAAAAGTTGCAGGAAAAGCAGTAACTAGTGCTACTGGTAAAGCGTTCGGTAAGATACTAGATAAACTTACAGGTACGTTACGTGGTGGCACTTTTACGACAAAAGCTGCTAGTGGTAGAGTACTAAGTGGTGGTAGTGCTAGCGCTGCTAAGAAAGCATTTAATAAACAACTAACTGATGAGATTGCTGTAATGGCAAGTAAGGCTAGATTGGATGTTGGTGATGTTAGTAGACTAGAAGCTATTGCTAAACGAATACCTGCTCTTAAAAAAGATATAGATATGCTCATAAATACAATGAAGTAACTAGGAATATAGTCTAAGTAAATAAACAAACTTTAAGTGTATATTGGCTATAATAGAGGAAATATACGCTTAAGGAATACAAATGCCTATTGAAATTGAATACTCTTCACTACTAAAAGGTGAAGTACCCGCTACAAGCAAAATAGAATCACTACAAAAACGTAAATACGATAAGCTAGAACGACTAGCACCTGAAGCTGCAAATATACAAACTGCAGAACAACTACAACAATCACTATCAGATATCGCAGATCAGCAAATATATACAAGACCAGATGGAAGTAAATACCAAATAGACTACATGATCGACCCTGTAACAGGATTAAGTCAAGGCCAACAAGAAGTAGACTACACAAAAATAAGTAGATATGGTACACCAGATACTAGAAATCTGTACATCGATACTTCACCAGAAGGTGCTTACAAGCTAGGATTAGCTAGAAGTGATAAAGGCTTTATGGGTAGGTATACTCCAGGAGAAGACTACGGATGGGCACCAGGACCAAAAGGAGTAACTCCAGAAAATGGTGCATTGATGGATATAGAATTGCCACATGATGTAGCTACTCAGTTTGAATATGACGTACATACTAATGTAGGACAAATACGAAGTAGGGCTGCTGGACCAAGTATTGCGGAAATTACGGCTGCTAGACCAGAATTTGGTAGTGGGGTAAGCGAATATACTAAACCAACAGCTCCAATGTGGAATATAGGATATGTAGCTCCAGAAGGACAACTTCCAGAAGATACATATATGCCAAAGAAATTACGAGAAGTAGAAAAGAAGAAGACATTTAAAGACTACCTTACAGAAGAAGAAGCTAGGAGCGGAGAAAGAGCAGCAGGCGGAGAAGAATTGGTAAGTGGACTAACAAAGTCACTAGGTACTGCCTTTACAAAAGAACTAGCGGTAGATACAGCTGATTGGATAGGGGATGCTACAGGATTCTGGGACATAGGCTCAGAAGACGAAAAAACTAAAATGGTAAATGAGTGGTTTAACTACGATCCAAGGAATTTAGAAGAAGCACATAAAAAAGTAAGTGTGTTGAATAACAAGATATGGGATGAAGCTAAAAAAGGAAATATAGCTTGGAAAGAACTAGGCGAGGCTATAGTAACTGCTGTAAAAGAGCCAGAATTACTAGGAAGTTCACTAGGTACAATAGCAGCATGGGTAGTACCAGGAGCATGGTTGACTAAAGGTAAAAAGTTTGCCGATGCTGCAGGTATGGCAGGTAAAGCTAGCCATGCATTAAAAGCACAAAGTGGACAAATAACAGCTGCGATAGGAAATGTAAATGACCAGTATGAAGAATTCGTAAAGAATAACAATGATGTAGAGTTACAAGGTATAGAAAAAGCGGAATGGTTTGCAACTAGATTTGGGGTACAGATGTTGAATCAGAACCTAGATGCGATTACAGCTACAAGTATAATAAAGTCACCAGCAATGTTTAACGCTGCAAAGCAGTCGATAGCAGGATTGACAGAGAAGCAATTTGGCAAGTTTTTAGCGGGTGTGGGAAAAGTAGTAGGTACCACTGTAGTGAATATGCCGAAAGAAGCAGTTCAAGAGTATACTCAAAGAATGATGGAATTGACAAATGAAAGATTTGGAGCAGAGAAGTTTAAAGACTTAGATACGTTCGGTAAGTTCTTGCTAGATGAAGGTGTAATGAAAGAGGGAACACTAGATGCATTGATGGGAGCTGCAGGAGCGGTACAGTTTCAGGCAATAGGTGCAGTACCACAAGCGTTAAGAGGCGCAAAAGAAGTAGTAGCAGATGCGGTAGGCGGTGAAGTAGATCCAGATGTACAACGAATGCCTACAGGCGTAGCTGGTAGACGAAGAGTATTCAACTCAGATGAAGCGATGGATTATGTCGAGAATGAGAAGAGTAGAGATGTGTTTACAAAGTCTATAACAGACTACACAGTGGATCTGTACTTCCTTCCAGAGGAACAAGCAAGTAGCCAGTATGCAGGAATAAAAGATGTAAAAGAAAGAAATAAGCGAATACTAGATGACACAGTAGAAAAGATAGCGAAAGTAAACGGACTAGAAACAAATGCTGAAAAAGAGTATATATACCAACAAGTTGCAGATAAGCTGAAAAAAGAGTTTGTCAAGGCTTCAGAAAAAGGTGATGGAAAAGTAGAAGAGAAAGATGAGTTCTACAGTGGGCTACTGACAGCGAGTGATGATAACAAGTATGTGCGAAGAGAAGTAGACGATGCATATAGAGAAGAATTGCTTAGTAATATGGTTGAGTTTAAAAAAGAACTAGATAGAAGAGGCGTAGAAGTAAAGGATATAGAGCTAAATCCAGAAGAGCAGAAGAAAGTGTTGAAAGTACTAGATAGAATGAAAAGACTAGGTTCTGAGGAACTAGAAGACGAAGCTCGAATAATAGCGGAAGCACTAAAGCTAGCTGAAGCACAAGATAAGAAAACTGTAGCAGATGTAAGACGAGAGATTGAAGTAACTGGATTCTTGAAAGGCGGAAAGAACTACAAAGGTTTAAAAGACCATACGGTAGATATTGAAGGTGATATCGTAAGCGGTAAAGATAGTGTAGCAAATGTTGAAATGTTGCAAAAATTTGCAGAGTCAAGAGGGGCAAATGAAGTACAACTGTTTTACACAGATGCTAAAGGTAATAGAGTACAGAGAAATCCGGTAACGATACACAGATTTATACAAGACCGACAAGAAGATACACAAAAAATAGCGGATACAGTAAATAAATTGCTGGCTGTTGAAAATATATCACCGAAGATAAAAGAGCAATTAGAAACAGTACAGAAAACAGTAAATGATAATCTGCAAGAAGTTGAAAAGCTATCAAAGATAGACGATAAAGAACTAGTTGAAACGCTAATAGAGATGCCACAGAATATAGCAAGTAAAGGACTGGTAAAGATACCAAAAGCTAAGGTTAAAGCTGAAGAAGTAGTAGCTGAAGAGATGCCGGTAGATGAGTATGCAGATATAGATGTAACAGAGACGGTAATAGAATTACCAGTGGAAGAAATAGTAGTTGAGAAACCTAAAGTTAAACCGGTAAAAGTAGCTAAAGAAAAAATTGAAGAAGTAAAAGTAGAGCCTAAAAAAGAAGTAAAGATTGAAGAGAAGAAAGTTGAGCCTAAAGTTAAGAGAGAACTAGATATTCCAACAGTTTACGAAGCGATAGTGAAAACTAAAAGTGCATATAAAGATGAAATAGAAGCACAGATAAGAGAACAACTAGATGGTACAGATAAAAAGTTACCGGTATGGGAACTTTATAGAAGTGAAGGTATACCAGGATCTACACCAAAGAAGATAGAACAGCTGATAAATGAGATTGTAGCAAGTGAACCGAGATATATAGAAGAAGTAGATGCATATATAGAGGGTAAAGAAGAGTATTACAAAGCTGCAAAAGATGATGGAACAGATACGATAAGAGCAAATATAAAAGCACTAGAGTACTACGAAACTAGATTAGATGGTGAAATACAAAAGAAAGTTACAAAAGTAAAACAAAAAGAACAACAAAAACTAAAAACAAAGGTTAAAGAAAAAGTAGCTGCAGGAGTCGACTCGTTGCGAGTAAGAATAATGGATAAACTGAATAAAGTGAAAGAACTGTTTAGACCAAATACAGATAAGCAACGAAGTGTAGCAAGTCAGCTAGCAGCTGGGATAACAGAAGCTAGATTGATGGAGATGATGCCTGCAGTGATTCGAAAAGCAGGAGATAAAGGTAAAGATAAAGTACGACAAGCGGTGGTAACATTACAAAGATTTACAAAAGAAAAAAGTAGTACACCATTACCTAGTCAAACGCTAGCCGCGTTGAAGAATAAAATAAAAGTAGAAAAAGGTGATAACTACATATTGGACGAATGGTTCAGCAAGCTTACAGAGAAGCAAGATAAAGAAGTAGAGAAATGGTTCAGAGTTGCTGTGAATGTGTCTGCAGTGATTGGAATGGGTAAGATGCTGGATGCTAGAAAGCTAAGTAGCAGTGAACTAGATGACTATGTGACAGGAGCATTCGGTGTATATGAAGGTACAGATGTACATAGTGAGTTGAAGAAGAAAGTGAAGAAAGGTGAGATAGTACCGATATCAACATATAGAAAAGAATTAGGTCAAAGATTGCTTAAAGAACTAGAATTGAAGTTTGATATTGCAGAATTAACAGGGCAAGATAAACAAGATGTGACAATGGCAATAGGTCAACTAGTGATGGAAAGAATGAAGCGAGTTGCAAAAGCTGAGAGTCGGTATGGAGTAGAAGGTAAACAAGTAGGAATAAGCACAGAAGCTGGAACAGTAGAAGTAGCAGATAGTATCGATAACCCAAAAGGCGATAAGATCATCAGAACTGTGTTAGAGTTTAAACTGTCAAGTGAAGCAGAAAGAGAACTAGATGTAGCAGCGAGTGTGCTAGAGTATGCTGGAACACAAGATCACGGAAATATAAAAGATGTGCCTACAGAGTACAAGTATGATAAGAAGATACGGAACAGTGAGATAACTATGCCGCGAGAAGCTGTGAAGTACTTGAATAAACAGAATAAAAAATCATGGAAGTTCAACAAAGATTGGCAAGAGCTGTATAAAACTGTAGAGGAACGAGCAAAGAAAGAAGGCAGAACAGTAAACGAGTTGATGTACGAGTTAATGCTAGATAATGAGCAAGAATTGATAGCGAATACACCAGCGATGGAAATAGAAAGTGTGATGGCTAAACTAGAAGCTGATAAGCTAGATGTAGACAGAATGTTGATGGCATACGACATAGCAGGTGAAGGTGAGTTCTACCTAGATTGGGATTTCACGATAAGCGGAAGATATATGATAAGTAACAGAATGTTGAATCCACAGAATAGTAAGATAAGTAGGTTTATCGTAGATATGCAAGGCCAAAGAAGTGTGCTAGAGAAAATAGATGGGAAGTATGATGAAGATGCGCTGCATATGATAAAAGTAGCAGCAGCACAAGCATTGGGTATTGGAGTAGATAAAACGGTAGATGAAAAGGCAATTGAAGAACTAGGTAAGAATTGGTTTGTGATAGCTAAAGATGGCAAAGTAACGTATGCAGATAACAGAAATGCAAGAATACTAAAGAAAGCTGCAGAACTGCAAGAAGTGAATGCGATAGCTGCAATGAAGTTGTTGAATCAAACAGGTGTGATGCATACAGATGAGAAGATGCACGTGTACCAGATGTTGAAGGCGTTAAGAGAACTAGATAAAGGCAGCGATAAGACAGAGCATAACCTAGCATTAGAGATGGATGGAATTACGAATGGTATGATGTTGACATTGCTAGATATGGGTTGGAATGAGTGGATTCAAAGTATGCTGGAAAAAGGTGGAATATATGACGTAGATAGCGAGTACGAGAACCATGGACAGTTTAAAGTTGCAGGTGGACAAGATATCTACGAAGTACCAGTGGACATGTTGAAGAAAAAACTAGAATTAGGTGATGAAGAAACTGCAGAGTTGATTGAGCAAGCTGGATGGAGGAACTTTTTGAAGCCACTAGTGATGGTATTCATGTACGGCGCTGGGATAAATAATATTCGAAGAAAAGCGGCTGAAGAGTTGGCGATGTTGCATGTGAAGAATGCAAAAGATGTAGGTAAGATTAAAGGATTGATGGCAGAAGCTGTAGGGTATATGAACTCGAGTAGAGAGACCACAAAGTATACGTCAGCTGCTAAAGTAGAATTTAAACAGTATAAAAACGGAGTGATGCGAAGTATACCAGACGGAAAAGTAAAAGATGTGTATTTAAGCCCATACCAGATGTATATATTGAGTACGTACTTAGATGAAGCTGTGATAGGGAATTACATAGAAAATAGCTTTGAGACAGAGTTTAAACCAGTGGTAGAGTATAGACAAACGCTAAAAACAGTTGAGACAATGAACTACTGGGTGTTTAAACAGCAGTTAGAGAAGAAGTTGAAAGGTAAGAATGTTGCAGAGTTGACGGCTGAACAGTTAGAAGAAGTGTTGATGGAAATGATAGATGAAAATACGTTCTATGGAGCAAATGACGCGAATAATGGAGTGCAAGATTACACAAAGATGGGAGATACACATGCGAATAACAAGGTACATGTAGCCGGGTTTGGAGGATATGCAACGAATATTGACGTACGACGAAAAGAAGTGAATAGTGCGGTTAAGGATTTCATCAGCAATATTGGTGCAGTAGGTGTAACAGCTATACATAACAAAGATGGTAGAGCAATGAATGAAGGACATATCAAAGATGTGTTGAATATCTTCGATGCACTGATGATGGGTACAGATGTAGAAGTGAATGGGGAGCAATCTGTAGCGATGAATAAATCGATGGTAGATGTGAGTAGACAGCACGATATATTCGGAAAAGCTGTAGAAAAGTTAGTAGGAAATCTAGATAAAGTTAGCTTCGAAGAGATGAGTGAAGCTGATGTAGAGTCGCTACAAGATGACTTAAAAAGAGCATACGGGATTACAGGTGATGAAGATCTAGATAACATGACAGCGAAAGTGATGGAGATTATCGAGAAGGTAAGAGAAGATAGAAAGACACTAGGTAAAACTAGATTAAAAGTAAATCACTACTACGTGAGTGACAAAATGGGTCAGTATAAAGAAGAGCAAGCTGGAGAAACTACGGGTATAGTAGAAGAACTAGGTGTACTAGAAGATAAGATGAATGAGATGTTTACAGCAGAAGTAAAAGTAGATGAAGCTGCTGTTAAGCCGGAAGATGGTATAATAGCGAATATAGCAAATAATATCGAGGAATGTGTATGAGTTGTAAATCAGAAAATATAGCAAAGAATGTAGATGAGTATGGAATCGGTGATGTCCACGAAGCTGCGAAGTATGTAAATGACAATAGACGCAGAAATGCGTCGATAGCAAGAGCAAGTAAAACGGGGAAGTATGCTGATCCAGAGAAAAGAGTAGACTTTAAGATTGATAAAGATAAAGGGCTAGTTGGAAAATGGTTAGGACGAGAAAGCGTAGATGGATACAGCTTTGAAGAAAGTGTGAAGATTGAAAATGTTGAAAGACTAGATGCTGAGCATGTACGGCTGAATGGCGAGATTACAATAAACCTAGATAAGAATATGACAAATGATGGTATGTATATAACAGAGATATATGGTAGTGAAGCAGATGTAACAGAAGATGAGGATACGGTAAGTATACGAGACTTCACAGGAACACTTGAAGAAAACCTAGATGAAGTGTTCAACGCAGTGACAGAAGAAGATGGCGAGATGTTAAGCGATGACCACCATGACCACCTGGTGGGTGTGCTGGAGATGTACCAAGATAAGATGAAAGAAACTGGTAAAGAAGTAAAACTAGATGGACAACTGCTAGAAGAAATAACACTTACCGGAAAGAATACGAGAGGACACGCAAATCCAGAAGATGGTAAGTTTGCGATAATTAAGGGTAATAAGAAGTACGTAACAGCTACAGAAATACTAGCACATGAATTACAGCATGTATTGATAAGTAAGGCGATAGCTAAGAACCCAAAGATTAAAAGAGATATACGGCAGTTAAGAGAATTGATGAAGGAAAAACTAGATTACAAGATATTCCTAGACGGTATAGAAAATGTAACACAAGAAGATATCGACTACGCTAAAGAGACATATAGGTATGCACTTGATAATACGAGGGCACCAGAAGATGAGTTCCTAGCATTTGCAACAACAAATGAGAAGATGATTAAAGCGCTTAAAGAACAGAAAGATATAAAAATAAACCTGTTTAAAGAGTTAAGTAAAAAGGAACTAGCAAAAGTAGGTAAGATGCGAAAGTTGCTAGAGCGGATAATCAAAGCGATAAATAAAGCATACTCATCGATAAAAGTAGAGGGTAAAGATACACATGAATTGGCTGTAGACTTGATGGCAAAAGCATTAGAAGTGGCTGCAAATGAAGGTAAACAACAAGATAAAGGTGTATTTGGCAAGATAAATAACTTACTGGCTAAAGGCGATGCGCAAATAAGAAAGTTTACGGATAGCATAGAGCAAGAAGAGATGACATTGGCTGACCATATTCGAAGAAGAGATAAAAAAGGACTAGATAAAGCCATTGACAGCATGTGGCGAATAAGAGGGTTGAATAAAGCTAGAAGTTTCGTATTACAACACAACATATTCAGTAGTTTGACACGGAATAGCAAGAATGAAGATGTAGGGAAGTTCTACGACATGTTTAGACAGAGTAAGAAGTTAGTAGATAGTACAGTAACGCATTTAAAGAGTGTGACATTCGATACGCTGTTGACTGAGTATAAACTAGATGAAATGGATGTTAGACTACGAAGAGCTACTAAAAGAATACTGATAGATGCAGATACAATGGCAATAGGAACGCTAGATGAGGTTGAGGAGTACTTGAAGGATAACAAGAAACTAGATCAGGATATCATCGCAGAGAGTGTGGGATTGAAAGATGAGACAGTATTGGCAGCAAAAGAGCTAGGTGCGATGATAGTGGATAATAGCGCGTATACGCACAATGGGTACACAAATGCAAAGCAAATAGCAAGGTTGCTAGAAGGTAAGGAAGATGAGCAAACAGTACAGAAGATAGATAAATTAGCCAGTATGATGGCACTGTATGTGAGTTCGGATATTGATAAGGCACTAACAGTAAAGGCACTAGTTGAGAATAGGACTGGGATTGAGGCTGCTATAAATCTGCATTTGAAGCATGAAGAAAGGTTGCTAGAGAAAGCGTATGCTGGAATGAAAGAGTACGCTACAAAGGGTGCTAAGCAAGAACATTACAAGGGAAATAAAAAATACTACCTAGTGGATGAAAAAGAGATGAAAGATCTAGTGAAGGCTGGACTGCAGAATGTAGGAAAGCATAACGAGTTGAGTAGGATACTAGGTGAAGATAGATATATAGTAATCGGTGATAGTATAGATACGACATATACAGAAGGTTTGATGAGTGTTGTACAGCTGAAGAATGAAGGCGAAAGTTTAAGACGGATATTGCTTGAAACTGGAAAGTATACGAATGAAGAAATTGAAGAAGTGATTGATAGAGAAGCTGGAAGTAAAAGAGTAGGAGTGGGGACATTTCTGGTACCCGAAAGAAGTGGGACCGGTGAGATATACGACTATAGACTGCGAATGACACAAGAGCATAAAGAGAAGTATCTAGATCTAGATAATGATCTGGTTCACACAGTAAGCCATACAGTGGCGAACCTGACACATAAAGAAGAAGCGATGGTGAGTAATAGAACATCGGTTAAGTATTTGAACAGCTTTTACGAGAAACATGGTAAGGATGACGAGTTTACGTTTATCGCAGTAAATAAAGATTCGACTGGTAGATTTAAAGAGTATTGGGATTTGATACCCGCGTATTTGAAGAGAGATATTGAAGGAAGTAGTAAAGATAAGACACTGTACATCGAAGAAAGTATGTTGGTAGACTACTTTGGATATAAAGATGTGAGTATGAAAGATATGCCGTGGGTAAAAGATAGTAGAAAACGGCAAATGCTTGCAGTTAAGTTAGAAAGAACAGCGCAAGAACTAGTTCAGAGATGGAAAAAAGTTGTGGTAACAATGACTGGAACTACGATAAAAGGAAATATGGGCTCGAATATGTTAGTGACAATGCAGCATATAGGAATGGATCCCGTGTTTAAAAGTATGTGGGAAGAATTGAGTCAATATCAAGAAGATGTGAAGAAAAAGACACAATTAGAGGTAAGAAGAGATGCTGGTGAAAAGATACCAGAGTATAAGATAAAAAGTTTAGAAGCAAGCATAAAAGCTAGTGCTGTGTATAGCTTGATGGAAGATGGACAATATACAGCATTGCTGGAAGATATCGATACAAGCCTGTTCGATGAGAAAGGACCACTAGCTGAAAAGATTGATAAATTGCTTGACAAGATTAAGAAAGAGGATAAGAGAGCTGGAGTAAAAGAAGTGATGGAAGAGCTGTATTTGACGAATGATTCGAGAGCTCAACAGCAGTTGATAAAATTGACACTATACCCGGATATGTTGAATAGAGTGATGATTTACAATGACGCGATGGAGAAGTTAGAGAACAGTAAAAAGGAAGTAATAGAAAAGTTTGGGGGAGATAAGACGAAGTGGGAGAAGCATAAAGCAAAAGTAACGAGAGAAACGATGCGATATGTAGATGGGCTATTTGTCAATTACGCATACTTAGATAATAAGTATATAAAGTATGCGAATGATATGGGATTTGTAGCGTTTACAAAATTCTTCTTCAGAACTATACCTGCGATGCTTAAGATGGCAGCTAAGAAACCATTAACGATGTTCATGACAGAAAGTATGCAGAAAGTTATAGGAGTGGATCCTGAGACACCTATGGATCAAATGTATAATCCGATAGATACAATGCTAAGGAAGTTGATGATATGGGATGAACCCGTGAATATGATGGATACGTTGCTGATGCCAGCAATTACAAGACCGCTAGAAGTTTAGCCGGTCTTCAAAGTGTTCAAAAGCAAGTAAGATGAGAATGAATAGAAAAAATGCTAACCATTCCATGATCTGCCTTTGAATTTGAAAAATTGCTGTATGCCTTTGAAAAGGAATATAACACCAATAGCTAAGAAAACTAGGTAGAAGAAGTAAGCTCCAATAACTAAGCTAAGCATGATTGCTAGAATGGCTATAGTGTAGAGTAGTGATTTAAGACTTAGCATGTGAAAACCTTACGGGGTTGATAAGCAGGTATAAAGAAACTAGAGCTGAACCGATTGTACCAATGATTAGCGTAGCTGTGCTAGCGCTAAAGATTAAAGCTACAAGAACTAAAAGAGAAGCATCTAAAGCAGCGTCTAATGGGCGGTTGTGCTGAAATTTCCACAATACGACGAGAATATTAAAAGATAGGGCAATACCCATTAGCATGTATATCACGATTACTCCTTTGAAGCTCTTTCATCGAGGATTGCTTGAAGCCTAGGTTCTGGGTTAGGGAAGTTAGCAGGCTTGATAAGCTTGCCATATGAGTCCTTGGGACAACCTAGTTTAACTTGATTTGCATCCATAACGACGTTAAGGGCAGCAGTGATTTGCTGTGGTGTAAGATCTAGTTTAGTCATAGAACCAATAGCGAAAACTACTGCATCGCAAGCTTTGTCGAGTCTATCAACATCAGACAGTACTGTCTTTTGTCCATAACACTCATTGATTATTCCTCTACTAATTTCTCTAGCAGATGGAGCACATCTAAGATTTGAAGCTATATCTTCAAGAAAAAACCCTTCAAGAGCTTCCTCGATTTGAAATGAGGACTCAAGAAAGTCATCGTAACCTGCAGAAACTAGGTCTGCTGCATGGTTGAATTGATGGATACGCTTGATCGGGTTAAGCATTGTATTTGCCTAAAATGCTGTCTAAAAGAATAATTGCTTTAGCCTCATCTAGTGAAGGTATAGATCTGTGTCTAAGGTGTAGTTCTAGTCTACTAGTGATGACTTGTTCGATAAGAGATAAAGTAGATTCTGGTTGTATAGGCTCGTCTGGTAAGCATACTTCAGTAGGTGTTTCGTCGATATCAAGAGTATTAAGATCTAGTTTCTCAAGCTCTTCAAGAATATCGAAAATTGTGGTTTGTCGTTGTATCATAGGTTGCCTTTGTAGGTTGCGGATTTGGTACGTGTTCAACTGCTTACCGAAGGCAGTGGTGGGGGCGATACTCCACATAACGCGACAAGTACGGTTAAGATAAATGTTCTTCGAAAAGGTATTGGTGATCACTAGGCAATGAGTCGAATATAGCTTGCGCTAAATCGCGAATTTCCCAAAGTGCTGCTTTCGAAGAACGGAGGGCTAAGAAGTTTTGGAGTGAACGTGCGTTGATAGTCCACATTAGCTCGGTTTTGTAGGCCTCACATAGGTTATATTTACTAATATCACCAGCTGTTCCTGATTTTACGTTTTGTCTCATTAGTTCAAGAGAAATAATAGATTGATAATCTGTTAAATCATGGCCTGTAAGTACTAAGTATTTACTCGCTCGTTCAACAGTTTTTGCTGATATAGGTCCGAACTGTCCCTGTAATTCACGTATTATAATATTTCCTTATATCGTTTCTTTGCATTGTAATAAGCTGTTCGTGAATATCCAAATGAGGTATACGCTTCAGCAACTTTAGCTCCTGTAGCTATTAAGGCTACTACGTCTTTATATTGTTTTGCCGATATTGCTATTTTGTCTTTACCAGCATTTTCTTGGTTAGTAATAAAAACACAGTTATCTGGTGTGTAGTTTAGGTTAGCTTTTGAACGATCAATAGTTAGGTTGTCAGTATAACCACTAGATAGTGCCCAAGTTTTAAAGACTAGATAATCATCCCATTCGTCACAGATAGTGATACCTCTGCCGCCATATAACGGATACTTAGGGTCATTAGGATTATTACATCTAGCTCTCATATTAGTCCAAGTTCGGTATAATCTAGTATATCTATCACCATGTATTGTTACTTTCGCTGTTTGGGATTCTCTAGCACATGATGGGCATTGCTCTTGAACTTTTCCTTGGTGTTTCATCCGTTCAATAAGCTTACTGCATGTAGGGCATTTAAACTCTGCCCACATATAGCCTCTTTTACCACTATTTCTAACTTCCAACTCTCGTATTAATTCCATAATACTCCTTTATATTTGTATACTGTTATTTTAACATAATACAGCTTAAAAAGAGATAAAAGGTTCTTCATTTTTAAGTTCTTTAGAAGTAGTATATCTAGTAGACTTTACAGAGGGACTTGCCATACGGTGGCGAGCTAGTTCTTGAAGTAAAGCTCGAGATACACCTTTGATCTCAAAATTGTAGGATAAGTGTTCGAGAGTTGAAGAGTGCTTGAATTTGTTGCCGACTCTGTGGATAAGATCTCGGTCGTTAGGGCCGATATTATCGTCAGTATTGCAAGTGTCGGATTTGCCTTCAGAGGCCCAACACTTGCGGATGGCTTTAGCTGCGATTGGGAGAGGTGTGTGATGGTGTAAAGTAACTTCCATCAGCCTCTCCTCAAAATGTCTTCGAGTTTGATGATGATTCTCTCGAGGAACTTGTAGTCTTCAGCTGTTTGGCAGTATTGAAGTTCAAGTCTGAGGGTTTCAAGATAGTGTTTTAAGCATGCTTTCATAGCGGTTCCTTGCTGTAGATTTTTTCGGCCCATTCAGCGATAGGTGAACGTACGATTTTGGTTAACGGTACAACGTGTAGACGAATGATGTCTTGCGGTTTAGTGGCCTGATTTAAGAGGACAGATAAGCCGTTGTTATATTTGGTAATGTATGCGTTATCGATTTGTCGATTAGAACCGATGATGATGATCTTGCAGTTCTTGCCGAATCTAGTTAGCATCTTCTGGAGTGATGCTTGAGATTGGTTTTGGACTTCGTCGATGATTGCAATAGTATTGTTGAATGTTCTGCCACGCATACCAAGACCTGTCATGGCTTGAATATTGTAGTATTCCTGTAATTCCTCGACTTTGGCTGAGACGAATTGCTCGAACTCTTGGCCTTTGAGCTTTGACTTCTTATGACGTTCACGTATGATGAAGTCCAAAGTGTCGTAGAGAGGATGCAGGTAAACTAGGTTTTTGTCGTCGGCAGAACCTGGTAAGAATCCAATCTGTTCGATATCTTCGACATCGTCGATAGATGCTCGAATGTATGTGATGGACTCGTACGAGTTGTTTTGTCGAACAAGTTTCATAGCGTTGGAAATTGCAGTTGCCGTTTTGCCGGTACCTGCAGGAGCTTCAGCTAAAACTAGAGTAGTAGTTAAGTCTTGAATTGCTGCCGATAAGAACATCTGGCCCGAGTTAATGGGGTTGAGGTCTTGTGCGCGTAAATCTGACTCTTGCTTTTTACCGATAACGTCGATGAGGAAATTGGGCTTGATGGTAGCAAGCTTCTCATAACCTAGTGATTCACAAGTGAATCGGTAGTTGAAGTTTTCAGGCTTGTGGTCTGGATTGACTGAGTATATGTTAGAATTTGACAGTAGTCCGAATTGTTCGGGTGTTACTTCGATAGAACGTATAAAGTCAGGATCAGTATCGTCGACAAGTTTGATGTCGGATACTTGTAGGCCAAGAGATTGCGCTCTAATACCACACATAACGTCGTTGGTGTAGAAAACTGTGTCGTGAAGCTTTGCATAGATTTTCGCTATATGGATAATCTTACGATCGTTGATGATGCTGTGATGGGCGCTAGAGTAGTCTGGATATTCAGAACATGCTACGATATGTATGGTAATGTTGTCTACTACTCTGCGAGTAACAGTGTAGTCACCTGTAGTAGAGGAACCTAGATGAGTTGCTCTAGTTAATAAGCGACCAAATGCACGAGCTTGATAGCCAAGAGATCCTGATTCGGATTTCTTGCCGTCTAGTTCATCGAGGACTGTCTCCGGAAGTACTATAGTGGTATCCGAAGATTTGCCGAGAGTTAAAAGGTTGGTATGATCTAGGAGTAGGATGTTGGTGTCTAAGATTTTATAGATCATTACGAATTCCTCTTAAGTTTATCCTTCTTCGGTGCTTTAGTAGAAGTTGCCTTCTGGTGGTAAGTACCCTTGAATCTAGATAAGACTTCGTCTTTACCCATCCACATGTCTTTACCGTCGATTACCTCCTGCATTTCATCGCCTGATAAGAAACCTAGATAGATGTCTCTGAATGCTTCAGAAAGAGATGCATCTACGAATTCTTGACGAGCTTTCATCTCGTGGCCTTTACCCATCATACCACCACTGTAGTTGTGGATCATGAAAGATGTGTGGTTAGCTACGACTAAGTCGTCACAGGCTAAAGCAATAACAGTTCCAGCTGATGCAACTGTACCAGATAGGTGAGCTACTGTATTGGCTTGAGATGATTTGATAGCACTGATTATCATAAAGGCTGAATCGATAATACCACCTGGTGTGTTTAAATGGATATGAAATGTTTCGGCTTTAGATGCGTTCTTTAGTAGGTAGCAAAGCTCGTTGTACATTGATGGCTCTTCGATGCCGTCTGTTAGGTAGACTTCGGTGATGTTCTTGTTGACTAAGATTGGAACGTCTAGATCCCAAATTCTAGTTACTTCTTTCGGTAATGCGAAATCGATATTCATATATTATCCTTGTATTTGGTGGTTATATAAAACCAGAATGATTGTAAGAGGAAATTTCCCCATACACCTGTAGCGATAAGAATTTCGAAGTATGAAACACTAAGTTCCATTATGTATTTTTACCATTAAGTATATCTACAACTAGTTGGGAGTAGCCAGCGATATCTCGCCATGAATCATCGTAGTATGGATCACCATTAGCAATACGAGCTAGCTTATGACAAATCATTGTAAGAGCTTCTTGCATATATGGCTCCATATCATCATAATCAGAGTTACTTTTAATAACCGATAGCAGCGTTTGAGATATACGCGCGTGATCTGAAAATGCTCCGTAGCGACTACCTCGTTCAGTTAAAGTGTCTGCAATAGATACGTTAGTAGATTCACCGGCATCATTAGTTAGTTCTGGCATATCTGGATGGCCTATTGGAGAAAAGTTGTGATTACTAGGATTATCTACGCCGTAGCCGCACTCAAGACAATTGCCCGCAGAATCTACAGAATGGTCTTTATCACCATCATTACATATAGGACAAATTTCAACTGAATAATCAGACTTGCTAATATTAGATTCAGCTAAAGCTTGTTCGACTGTAGGTTTAGGTCGTTCCATATCTGCAGCATAGCCAACAGTTACAAATGAGTTACTACGATTTATTTCGTTTAGAATTGCTTCTGGACTGCTCATTTAGATTCCTTTGTAAACGTAATTATACGTTGGTTGGTAGTAGGAGTACCTATACCACCTAATTCTGCTATATACCTGCCTACTTTAATATAGTGTAGGGGTGGTAGTAGAGATGGAGGGACTTCTTCATAGTCTAAGCCCGTATATAAGGCTAGTTTGAGGTTGTTAGATTGTACTACTTCGAATAGTTCAAGTAACTCACCTGGATTCCACTCTCCTCCGTAGAAGAGTACACAAGATATGTGTTTGTTCTTCGATATGAGAGCTTGTAAGATCTCTGGAGTGAGCTGGGAACCAAAGGTTGGATTAAATGTTTCAGATGAGTGACAGCCTTTACAACCTAATTGGCAGCCACTGATTGAGAGAGCTAGTGCAATCTCATCAGGGACTTCTTGAAGAACTATTTGTGGATAACTATAGTAAAGCATTACTAGCTTTCTCCGCTATAAAGCCTTCAACTACTGCGTATAAATACAAGCCTCTAATGGAGATTTTTAGAAGGCCGCTACCGCGATCTGCTAGGTATAGTTCTCTCCCTAGTATTTCTTCAATCCTAGTAAAAGTACTTATGAATTCTTTGAAGTTATTGTAGACATGTACAATATTATAGATGCCATACTGAGCCACTGGGTCTACCCCTATTTCGTCCATATCTTGAGCATATAGTAATTGCCCATCTGTTATAAAAACATAAGGACAGTCTGTGTGCCTAAATACGTAGTTAGTAGGGTTATCATGGAATATCTCTTTAACTAAGCTTTTATCTAATTCTTTTTGAGTTATGGGATCAGTAAGGTAGATTTGTGTTCTGTCTGTCACTAAATTATCCATATTTTACTTTCCTTTCAGCACGTAAAGTGTACTAAGCCTATGTTTACAGAACCTATCAAAGTCAGTTATAGCAGATGTTAGGTTTGTATATCTAGCTTTTGATAGTGGCCATATAGAGATACAGAAAAAGTAATGTCTTTTCTCTGTATCATATATAATTGCGGGTTGTTTATGGTATCTAGCAGATACTTTAAACATATTAACTACTTACGTTATAATGCCTAAGATCAGCTTCTTTCTGACGTTCAGAACTAAAGCTAGATACTTTCTTAAGGTACCCAATTACTCTAGTAGCATGATCCACATTTCCTGATCCACAGTTCTCACAGTTGTAACGAGTTTGTTTGTCAATATGTCCACAATCTCGGCAAATTGTAATCTTAATATTGAAACAGAAATACTCACAACCTTCTTGAACACTTACATCAATAAGTTTCTTAAAGCCTTCTTTAGAAGCATAACCTTCTAAATTACAGTGGTAAGCGGATCCACCATCGAGGAATTGACTAGTGTCATTACCGTGAAGTGCGAATTTGTCTAAGACTGAGATATCGTTATCTTCTACCTTGTAAAGGTAAGAATTGTAACATTCTCTAGGTACTACGTAACCATCGGCCTTATCCCATTTAGAGAACTTAACGCCTAGATTTTCAGCTGGTACAAATTCAGTATTGAATTTGACGTTGTATTTCTTAGCATTGACTTTGTTTAAGTCACTGATCTCTTTAAGTAGGGTTGATGTCCATTGCTTATATTCGTCGTTATTGTCGATAGTCATACCTAGATACTCTGCTGCTTCTAGTACACCATTAACTCCAATAGTTAGATATTGCTTATCAGTAGTAATGTAGTTATTGGTATATACTGGTAACATACCTGCATCGATGTAATCATCGAATAGGTCTTTGAAAGCTAGTTGGTACTTGTGAATTTTCTCAACTTGTTCAGTCATAGATCTACCGTCTTGGATTAGTCGATTAACGTTAATTGTGATAACGTTCATAGATCCTGTCGCAACTCCGCCTGCTCCTAACGAGTAAGAGAAATCGTTGATACCATCAGAGATGTCGTTCTTTAGTCTACAGCATGAGCTGAGGGCATGAGCATTTTCGCTAGAGAATGAGAAGAATGCGTTACCCTCTGCATATTCGTTAGCAATAAAGTCTAGGTATTCAGCGTCTACGTAAGAGTTTCCATCTGTTAGTGCAGCTGAGGTAACTACTGGGAATGTAAGTAATGCTTTAGTTCGTTCTTTATTGAACCATTGCATAAAGTATCTTTGTAGTTTATCTAGTGATTCATATCCAGGCTTATCACCGTCTGGGAACGAGAAGTTACCGAACATAGCGTCAAAGTATGGTTTATCGTAGATTGAGATGTTCCAGAATACTGATTGGAAACCTCTGGCTGCTGCTGGCTGGTTTAGGGCATATACAACGTGTTGTAGTTGGTTTGCAATGATGTCTGTGTGAGTATTTAAGTAATCATCACCATAGTCTTTACGAGCGAAGTAGTCGAAGTACATTAACCATTCAACTGTTGCTACTGCCCCAGCAAATTGTGAACTGATTGCAAAAACTAGGTTTACGAATGTACCACAGAAACTAGATAGATGTTTAGGTGGTTCTGAGTCTCCTCCGAAACCTTTAAGACCGTCTAATAAGAATGGGTACATTGATATAGATACGCAATAAGGTGCTAACGATGTTTCGTCGTGTGTGTAGATTTCATGTGCCTCTAGTTGTCTGTTGTATTCAGCTGCTAGATCTGCATCGAATCGCTTTGTGATGTAGTCCATGATTAATGAACGGTTAACTTGGATGTTGATATCCTTGTGGATTTCAGCTCCCATAGTAGCGATGTTTTTGCTTGATACGTTTGCATTAGCATCCAGCTTAGATCCATCTGCAGCGTTTTGAGCATGAATATAGTTGTTTATAAAGGCTTTCTTTGCCTCGATTTGTGTGTCGGTTAGTCTAACCATAGTGTGTCCTTTTGTGTATGAATTATAGCTCTTTTTTCAAGAGAGCGAACCTAAAGTATATCTAAATTTAGATTAAAGATAGGTTAAGTGGTAAGACTTATCTAGTAATTTTGACCATTAAGTTCTCCAAGCTAGGTAAATAAGAGGTAAAGCTGCTATAGTTGGTATGATAGAGCCTGTAATTAGTCCTATAGTAAATAGTGGCATTGCAGTGCAGTCATAGAAGCTGTATTTTTTCGTAGAAAAATATGTGTCTAATTTGTGGATAAATTTTATGGAATCTCCTTTGTAGGGATTAGAGTAACTTCACATCTAGGATTGACTTTGTCTTGGGAAATCACTTTCCAAGTTGTACCTAGATGAAACTTAGTGTTGTCTTGTTCTACTATGTTGTGCTCTTGTAAAGCATCGAGTACGAATTTTTCCACCATGGAAGCGATATTTGAACCGTCGCAAGATGGGTTTTTGTAATACAGATGAATTTCAAGAGTGTATGAGCTGGAAATAACATTACCGGTTAGTTGCTGTTTAACAAGCTCGTGGTAATGGGTTTTGACTTCATTCTTCTCATGGTAGTGAGAATTACCGGTACCAATTCATACCAACTAAGAACGTTTTATCGTCTTTAGTCTTGTAGGTTTTGGTGTAATAGATAGGGAGTATTAAATTACTCATGAAGAGGGCTCCTCCTTTATAGATTGTATAGGTATGTTGAGATTATGCTCAAGTATATAACTATTTCTGACAAGTAAGGCGGTATATTCTGTATTATAATAGCCAAGGTGTGTTTCTCTACCTTTACTAATAGATAGGAATACTGCCCATTTACCATTTCGTTTATAAAAACGTATACCTTTATAGTTACCTATTTGCTTACTTGAAGGTACTTTCCTGTTTAGTGAATTATCCCTAGGAGTAACAAACCTACAATTAGAAGGCTCATAGTTACCATCGGAGTCTTTACGATCGATTTGCAAGTTTTCCTGGTGTCCATTAGCCAATGCCCAACTTTTAAAAATTGGGTAGTCTTCCCATTCAGTACATACAGAGATGCCTTTATGCTTATAGTACTGTGCAGAATCTACACAGTCATACTTACATCTAGCTCTCATGTTATACCATAGGAGATATAGCTTTGTTTTATTTCCCTTGTTAGCATCGTTATGTATACGTTTACCCATAGTAATCCCTTATCATATTAATATATGTAATTATATACCAATTCAACTTAGATATTACTTAAGTAGATAGGGAGATTAAGCACCGGCTATCTTCAGCTTAAGTGCCGCTGATGGTTTAAATTTGATAACTTGCTTAGCTGGAGTGCTGTATGTTGTGCCTGTTGAGGGTGATATACCAGACTGTGCAGCTTGAGTTGCAGGTTTAAAACCACCGAATGCTTGACCTAGATATACTTCGCTGCCTTCAGAAATGTGGTTTGAAATAACTGTTAAAAGTTCGTCCAGTACTTCAGTAGCTGCTGCTTTTGAACCTAGTCTGTTGTGGTTTGCTAGTGTGTCAATGATGTCTAATTTTGAGATTTGTGCCATAATGGCCTCCTGTAGTATTAAAATGGTGGGCTTACACCAAGAACGACCGCGATACGCAATCTTCTCGGAATTAAACTTGCAGTGTGTGCTGCAGAGGTATCCGCTTGGCTGCCAAGGGGCTAGATAAAATATTCTGGGTAGCGCTCTTTGTATATAGGATCTATATATGTAGGACTATCTTCAGTAAAATAGTATTTTATAGCTGCAGATTTATAATCTTCTAAAGAATTTACAGAGTAGTTTGATAAAAGAATAAAAGCTATAAGTGATTTACAGTCTTTCTCAAAAGTACTTAAAATAAAAGCAAAACCTTGGGCTGTGTAGTCTGTAGGACATCCTTGTGTTAATAAGGATAGAAGTAACGTTGTAGAATTCATAGTAGTTTCTAGTGTTTAACAAAATTAATACCATTATATTGAGCTAGTTTAGTCATACAGTATCTGCAAGATGTTCCACATTCGACGTTTGAGCCTGCGGTGACTGGACAAGTGAATATAGAAGGATCTAGGTTTTCCACTTTGTCGTAGTTTAGTGAGCCGTGCATTAGTGAGTCGATGATGATTACATTTGGCATGCTCATTAAAGATGAAAAGTTGAAGTCACGTAAGCGTTTAGTAAAGGTATAGAATATGAAATTTGGGAGTAAACGGGCAATAGTGGACCACTTGTCGACGTAGGCTTGAGAGTGAAATTCGCCTGACTCGTGTATACGAACTGTATGGCAAGGTCTGCGGTAGGATTTGAGTTCAGAGACTACGAGTTCAACGAATTCGTCAGTTTTGGAGATGTCTAAGCGAGCTTGACGATAAGGGACTACGGTTTTTGGAAAACGCTTTTGAGCTTTCAAAGCATAGCAACCTGGACATGTACGACCACATACAGACTTGTCAACGAGAATGTTGAAGATGTATTGGTCTTTAAGTTTGCTGTTTTGGAATTTGAATAGTTTCATATAAACATCTCCGGATGATACTCTTTATAGTTGTGGTATTTGTGGGATTCCTCAGCATAACCTGTAGTAGCGAAAAATTGCTTAAGATAAGTTTCAGTACCGATTTTGGATTTGGAAATAGGTAGGATATTGCCATAATCTGAGATGACTAGGTAAGTTTTGTCGGTTTCGTCGATTACTGTAAGGTTGCCGGATTTACGTCCGTCTTTGGTATAAATAATGTCGTTAATTTTGAATTTCATATAAGTAACTCCGGGAATTTGTTAGTGGTATCAGATGCTAGTACGTCTTGCTCTGCTGTAATCTGCTATAAGTAGTATCTAAAAATATCTAGATTACTGGTTTGGTAAGAAGTATAGCCTGCTGTGTTGGATTGAGTACCTATGGTATAGGTAATTGAATCATCGACGTTTAGCGGGACTCCAAATAAACCTGTCATGGTATGTCCTTCAAGGCTTGGGTGATGTGGGCTAATGAAGCGTCGTTAGGCAATTCAACTAGATTAGCCCAGTTTGGACCAATATCTAGATTTGCAGCATTGTGGACTATTTGATCAGGCATAAAATCTTTAGTCATCACTGGAATGAGATTGTCGTTAAGCCACTTGATGATTTGTGGATCATTACGGACTTCAAAATAGATGCTATCGTAGATAGTTGAAGTAACGATGATGTCGTCTTGCAAGTTTGCATCGTCGATGAGTTGGTGCATCTTGTTGATGGTTAAAGCTGTAAGGATTGACCAGAATTGGCAAGTTGCATTATTGAGAGTACGAATATCACGATCTGGAGAATCTGACTTAATATAGAAACCAAGACCTAGATGTATTTGGCCGTGTTGTCGTGCTGTAGGTAAAACGTAGTTCTCTCGATATTCGGTGATACCTGGATATAGGGTATTGTGGTAGTTGTTAAAGATTGCTTCGGCTGCTGGTAGTGAAATTTTGAGCGATGATGCAACTTTCGGTGGAAATGCACCATAAGATAAACCAAATGTAGCACCTTTACCTTTTTGTCGGATTGCATCGAGAGATTTGTTTGAGTGTCGCAGTTTGTCGAAGGCTTTAACGTCGATGACTGTATCGCCGGTTATCGGCATTTGTGCTGCAACTTCATCAGGGAAATAACCGTAAGCGTTTAAGCAGTGGCCATCTAGTCCTTCAAGGAATACATTGCATTTGTTAGTGTCACGGGATAGTGAAGCAATGACTCGGTCTTCCAAAGCTGAGTAATCGGCTGTAGCGATGATGAAGCCTGGAGGTGCTGTAAAGCATTGCTTGATGGGTTTGGCAAATATCGAGCCTGTTGAAGGCATATTTAGCATGTTTGGATTGGATGATGTATAGCGACCTGACTTAGCGCCTAAAAGTTTATAGGAGCCGTATAGGCGGTCGTTTACGGTGTAGCGATAAAATGCTTCGATGAAGTTGTTACGGACTATAGCGGCAAAGGAATGATCGATAAAGCACTGTGTGAAGTGCTTGATATCGGGATCACTGGTTTCGGAATTAACCCGTTCGACTTGATCACGATTCCAAGAAGGTAAACCTGTGTCTTTGGAAGTAGCTTCGGACTTGATACCTAGCATGTTGAAAAGTTCGGTCTTTTGCTTCGGAGAAGCAGGATTGAACTGTGGAATATCAACGGGTGGACTAGCTATCTTCTCGAGATATTTCGAATTATAAATGTCGGCTTTGTGCTGCGATAAAAGTTCGATGGCTTTAATAGCAATAGAATGGGTGGGGGATAATTCACCTTTAAGAAATCGCTGTAAAAGAGGACGATTGAGTGAAAAAGTCTTGACAAGCTTGGCTGGCCATTTAGCGATACCGGTTGGTAGAAGTTCACTAGGTTGTGTAATACCTTGCTGTATAGCGAAGATGTGCATGAAATATGAACGATGGTTCATATCGTTGAATTTGAATGGCTTGATAAAGTCGGATGGTTGTTTAAGCTTGGATTGTTGGTCTGTGATGTAATCTTTGATTTTAGATTTGTGGGTCTTTGCAATGTAGCGCTGGATGATGGGGTTAGACGCTAGCTCTTCCGCGACTTTGGCTAACTGTGCATCGAGAACAGTCTCGAGTTGTTCGACTCTGTCGAGATCGATGTGGAGACCATTTCCCATAAGCCTTACACTATCTCGGATAAGATGTTTAGCGGTGGTTTGGTAGAATTCATCGATTGATGGAGATACAGTGCGAGGTTCAGGAGCTGGGAGTAAACTCCAAGGTGAATAGTGAGCTGAGGTGGTCATAGGATTCCTTAGATAAAATATTCAGGGTATTGATTGGGGTTTTGGAGAACAAAGATAGGAAGGGCTGAATTAAAAATTTGCTTATGTCTAGTTGATGGCCATCTGCCTTTAGAGTCTGGGCCTTGATGAGTAGCAGGATATTTGTAGTAAAATAAAGGTTTACGACCATCCCAGCAAGTATCTAAGCGAGTATCGTAGGTCTCTAGTACATGCTTTTTATCCAGCGGTATTTGGGTATATAGCCAATCTAGGTCTTCGAGACTAGTGATCTGGATGGTGTATTTGTTGATATCCATAACTAGATGAATAATTCAGGCCATTCGGTGCTGTTATAGGCTAATTGCTCGTTAATGACTACATACTCATAAGGATTACAGGCCAAACGTTTAGGTTCAGGTCTAGAGTGAGTTTGCGGATCACGCATATACCAACCCTCAACCCATGGGTCTCTGATAAGAACGTAGATGTTCTCCTTTGTGACTTTGTCTACAGTTGTAATAGTGTCGTTATAGCGTGAGCCGTAGCCTTTAACTAGGATAGTATCGCCTATTTTGATTGGACGGCCTAAGATGTCTTGAAGCATAGAGAGTCCTTAAATAAAAAATTCGGGGTATTGGTCTTTGAAATCGTTGAGAGTTGAAAGTGTAAACTTGTGGTCGGATAAGTAATCGTTGAGGTATAGCGATGTACTAGTAATCGACGTATTTGATGGTTGTAAAAGGTATACTAAGTTTGCGATATATCGTCTTGAGATGTAGAGTTAGCATTGGATTCCTTTACGTAAGTATTGATTGAATCGAATAGTTTGTAAGTTGCACAAGCATCAATTGCTGCATAGTGGTGAACGTGTTCATCGTAAATGGTAGATAAGTCAAAGTTATCGGCGGATATCGCCCAATTTCCATACCACTTTCCAGCTAGCTCTTTGAGGCCAGTGTTAGCTTTCCAAGTCTCGACATGGTTGAGAATGGTTTTAGCGTAGATTTGCGTGTCTTCGTAGCTGATTGGCATCTTGCCTGTATGGTAATAAATATGCTTGAAATCGTAGGAAGCATTGTGCCATATTTGCTGCTTTTTGGTGGTAACCAAGAAGTTAAGAATTAAGTTGGTAATTCGAGGATTATCGAGAATGAATACATAAGCCTCAGAATCGCTAATTGCAATACTACAATGGGTTAAAACAACATGAGATGGGTGGTCGAGAGCTGTAGCTCGAAGTTTAGATTCGAGTTCGATACGTCTACGTTTCGGTGGATTAGTATCTAGTTCAGCTTGCATTGAGGCTAGATCTGCTGGAGTATAGCGAATAGCGGTTTCGAAATCAGCTGCGAATAAGGCAGGTAATGAGCGAAGCCATTGATTTGCGGTATAAGCAGATTTGGTAGATTGGTAGGTGACTTTGATTGATTGCTGCATGACGAGTCCTAGATAAGCAATTCGGGATATTGCTCTTGAAGTTGAGGTAAAATAATAGTTGGAATATCACTAGACAACTCAGTACAGATTTGCCCAATTGAGCAATCTCCACAATTGCTGCCGCTATAGTATATAATGTTGTTTTGTATATAAGTATCAGGATGGGATAATAAAGTAACATATTTGTCTAACATAGGTGCTCCTATAGGTGAGTTGCGTTATAAAGCTCTTTCGAAGTTCTAGTAACTGCTACATAGTATAAGTTTAAAGATTCGCGCTCTTGAGGTGAGAGTTGGGATAATGGTAAGCCATGTTTGATTGATTTGATAGAATCTGCGGTAGATTCATTAAGGTCATTAGCGATAGTTACTTCATCGAATTCAGCACCTTTGCAAGAATGTACAGTTGCAAGTGTGTAAGCTTGGGATGATTGCTCGTGTTTGCGAGCTTCAGCATAAGAATCGAGAATTACAGATTTGCCGTGTCGTTGAAGAAGACGGATGGCTTGAACTAGTTGTATATCGTCTTTGTAGAGAGACGCTAGGTATACTATGGGTGATTTGTAAGTGTCTTTAAGTAGCTGGTCTTCATACCAGTCATCGATATCTGCTTGAATGAACTTGTAGCCAGGATCAGTGATGAAACCTTGATATTTGAGACTGCATAGCATTAAAGGTAGCTTGAAGATATCTTTAGCCTTGCGGACTAGGCCGTAAGGGATGTTAAGCTGGTTAAGCTCGATCATCTTATGGATAAGTGCAGAGTTAGTACGCGTTAAGTAAGCTCTAGTTGAGATTGTTGGGTCGACTAAAGGTACACCTTTGAAAGACATAGAAGAATCTAGGTAAGATTGGCAGAAATGCTCGATTTTAGTAGCGATTGTGTTAGGAACTCTGAAAGATTGTGACATCTGGAATAAAGTGCCTTCGTCTTTGAGAACTTCAAAGCAGTTGATTGTGTAGTTGAATGTGTAGATGTTTTGGAATGGGTCACCTACTGCAATTTTGCGAGGTGATGGTAGGAGTTTGAAAATTTCAAGAGTAACCTCGTTAAGGTCACCGGCCTCATCCAGCATAATGAAGTCAAAGTTGTCGTAAGCTACCTCGCCTTTGTGAAGTAAAATGTGAAACAGTTTGAGGTAAAAGTCGTGAGTACAATCGATCTTGCCAGAATGCATAAGACCTAGGTATTTAGTTGCGATCTTGGTGTATAAAGGTGGAAGCTGGTATTCATCAGCATATTCGGTGTATGTTAGGAATTTAGATAAGCAGAATGCTTTGATACTATTGATGATTTCCCATTTAGTTTCGTACTTGATTTTCTCAGTAATAGTTTTATAGTTGAAAAAGCCTACAGAAAGTTTAAGAGGGATAACTGTAGCACGGTAAGCCATTGAGTGAGTTGTCATACAGTGAGTTGAAGATGGGAATTTCCTCTTCGAGTCGTTAGCTACGGATGTATTGTAGGCTAGATAAAGACCATTGGTATGTGGAATTGCTTTAGCGATAGCTGTAAGCATGGTAGTTTTGCCAGATCCGGCTATTGATGAGATAAGGGTTAGGCCTTCAGTAGCTTGAATATAGTCGAGGATAGGCTGTTGTTCAGGAGTTAGCTGCATGTAGGTCCTTAAATAAAGTATTCGGGATGAGATTGTAGAGTGAAGCGGTCAACTTCGATGATACCGTACTTTTTATGATGTTTAACAAAAGTATCAACACTTGTAAAAGTACCTGTAAGTGGGCTTGTAAGAGGCCTAGATAATGCTGTTGATTTATCTACACACCAATTAGTCCATGTTCCGGTGACAGGATCAGTAACATAGTAACGAGTAGAATCTGAAGGAGTAAGATCCGCTATAGTCATAAGTAATCGCATATAAGTCCTTAAAGAAGAAGTTCAGGATATTCCTGTTGTAAGTTGAGATCGCAAAGTGGGCGTTTATTAATGTTGAAATCTGCTGTTAAGACTTCACAAATAGTATTTAGTTGTGCGGGTGTCCCATATACTTCGAGTATGTTACGTGATTTAATGATTATATTAGAAGGACTAATGCATGCGTCGTTGTAAATTGAAAGACGACCTTGTGTCTTTAAGTGATTTCGATGCTCTTCTAAACACTGTTTAGCCATAAACTTGTGGTAGTAAGAATGCCAGAAGATGATAAAATTTCGGGAAGTATACTTCCAAGATAAAGACATAATTAAAGGAAAAGTTCAGGATACTCTTCTGCGATAAAAGAAGTATCAGGAATTTTAGTAAGGGTATTACGGATATTAGCTAGGTTATCAAGTAGTTGCTGTTTGATAGTATTTGTTCTAGACTTGATAGCTAGATTTTTAGCAGCTAAGGCGATGATTGGTGATGTGAAAAGAGAGCAAGAATAATAGTTTACGTTTTTCACGTCGATATTAGAGTGTATTGTTTTTATTCTCCAACCATTCTTGCCTAAAAGAGTTGCACTAGTTGATTTTTCGACGATTTTGTCGTCCTTAATGGTAAATAGTTTGCCGGTAGGAGCAAAACTAAATTGCTTATCTCCCCAACTAGTGGTTTTTTCTTTGACTGTAACCTCGTAAGTTCGTAAAGATTTGCCTTGTATATTGCCGGTTTGTGTAACAGATGTTGGTTCAATTAAATATGCTATCATAAGAGTCCTTTAGATTTGAAGTTCAGAGTGTTGCCTGAATAAAATGTCGAGAAGTTGACCTAGAGTGTCGGCTTCGAAAGTATGTTGGTCGATGGTAATTCCACTTTGAAAGTCGTGGACAGACTTCCAAACGCTATCGATAGTATTGCTTGCAGTTACCCAATTTTCGGGGTCTGTTAAGGTTTTAGTAGCTATAGAGCTGATAGAAGTTGCCATATGGGTCCTTTGGGTAAATAGAAGAGAGCCTCCAAGATAAAATCTGGAAGCTCGATCTAGTTACGAGATGTTAAATAAATTTCGAGAAATCTCACCGTTATCGATATGATAGGTAATTGACTTTATGGTACCAGGAGAACGTCGGTATCCATGAGCGTATGCCCAATCATTGAGAGGTGCTAAGTTTCGATGCGATTCAGCTTTGCATAAACGTGTATCGACTACTGCGTCTTTGTGGGTGTGTCCAAAGTGTGCAAATCGGTGTTTAGTGGAGCTGAATATAGTTTGGCAGTCATGAGCCATGACTTCACCTGCATGTGCCATCTTCATACCATCACCGTGGGCAAATTGTAGGAGAGTAGTGCCGTGTTGGTGGTATTTGATGTTTGTAGGTGTGTCATCGACTATAACTCTAGGATTGTCCTTAAAGGCCATACGAATGACCTCACGAACAGCTACTCCAGATGATACGTCGTGATTCAAGTTTGTTATCGTTAGGCTTTTTATCCTAACTTCTATTAGTTTGTTTTGCTAACCATACTATAAGAGAATGATTATGTTTAGAATTATTACAAGTTGGGCAAGCTATAGTAAAATTATCTATCGTATGTGCTCCGCCTTTTGATAAAGGTTCTATATGGTCTAATTGATAATTATTTCTACAAGACTTCATACAGTATGAACATAATTTAGGTTGTTCTAATAACCATTGAGTAGTTTCAGCAAAAGTAGCAGCATTTTCATGCTGTACAGTTTCTCTACGTTTATGTCTAGAAGCTCTTTGCCATGCTTTAACTTTTTCAGGATTATTAGCTTTCATACGTTTATAGTTAGCTTTTACTCTAGCTTTGCCTTCTGGTGTATTTCGTTGCTTATGTAAAGTTTCGTTTATTCTACGTTTATGTAGTATTCTACGTTCTTTTTCTTTACGAGCACGTTGTTCTTTTACACCAGGTTTAGATTCTCTTATAGCTTTAATAGCTTTAATACAATCTTTACATTCATTGCGGTAAGTATTACTATCTTTTCGATAGTAAAACTCAATTAATTCTTTAGTTTGGTTACATTTAGTACAAGTTTTCATGAATTTATTATATCATGATTACCATTAAATATAGCTTAAATTTCTAATAGTTCGGCATATTTTTTTACCTTCAACTTAATGGTCAGGTATCGAGGACTCTTGGAAGTATTATAGTCTACTAAGTAGTATCAACTTCTATGCTCTGCGCCTGACTAAGTTTTTACACTTAGCCTTCGGACTCGAGTAGGCATTTCAGTCGTTCTCGCTTAATTCCTCGATAATTATAAGGTACATTTCTGTACCAAACGGCAATTACTTACCGGCTATGTTGTAGAAGTGTACGATTTCGTGTTTCTCAAGTGCCTTGTTAACTGCGTATATTAGGCCTTCGTAGGCTGCTCGTAGAATTTTGGGATACCTAGAGTCAACTGATAAAATATTACCAGACTTTGGAGTCATATTCTTGAAGTCGTCGACTTCCATTAAATCTCCGAGATCTACTACGATACCAACTTTAGAGTTTGGAGAACAGTTAAATAGGTAGTCGTATGCAGATTGCAGAGATTTGGAAGCTTTTTCAACATTCCAATCAGCCTCAGATTCTTCGTGCCACATAAGGGCTCCGAAGTGCACATCATTGGAGATGTAAACAGTGGCTAGATCTGAATCTAGCTCTTCCTCAGTAGGAGAACTGTGTTGAGGAAGAGTAGGGATAGATTTGACCATGTCTGAGATTGTAGAACTGAACGCATCAAGAAATTGTTGTTTGTCGACATCTGTCTTGACCCATTGTTGCTTGACTTTGCCATCAGGTCCGTAAAGTGTAGATGATCTCTTGAGAATCTCATCATATGAAACAGAGTTTCCACTATCTAGTGGAAGTACTCCTTTTCGTCGTAGTGTAGCAATATGTTGCTTGATGCGGCTAGGACTGGTTTGCTGTGAGTCGGGTTTCAGTTTTTTGAGCTGCTTTGAGATTTTCTTGGTATTAAAATCACATTCATAACAGATATCAGCGAATACGTCAGATTTAATATATGACATTGGTATCCTTTCGCGCTAGATTAGGGGCTTACAGTCGGAAGAAATGCCCAAGAACTAGAGGGAATATTCAGGATACTGATCGAAGATTTGCTCAAATTTGATAGCTAAAGATTGGCGAGCATCACTATGGTTTAGGAATATGTCGATATAAGTGTTATCCGCCGTAGAAAAATAGTCCTTACCCTAAGAGTAACTAACATATCGGCTAAAAGGTATAAGTGAGACCACCAGATAATGAGTAAGATTGTCGAGCGAGTTCAGATGGTTTGAAGATTGAATCGAGGTTGGCTTATAGATGTTTCACATTAATCCCAGTCTACAGGGGATAGTTCGGGCTCTTTGTTGGGTTTCTTCCGAAGTGTGTGAATCTGCTTTAGAAGCTTAGTTTGAAAAGTTAGTAGAAGTTTATATTCGGTAGAGTTTTGGCGATATAAGTCTTGAGTGGATTTCGCTATTTTCCAAGCTTCGGCAAGTTGAGACGGGGAAGCATCGAAGTTGAAAGCGGTAATTTGAGATTGAAGTTCGTCAAGCGTCATATTGGTCCTTTGCGGTATGATAGAGGCTTCGGCCTCTGGTTATTTGGTAAGTCTTCTAAATGTTATGGAAACTAATGTAAAGATTAATCAGTAGCTGAATGCTGCTTTCCAAGTGAATGTAAAGGCAAAAGCCCAACAAATAAGCTAGTATAAACCACTAAATATCCCGAAGGATAATAGTAGTTGCTGTATTTATTGCTTGAATAAGCTTCCGCTTGATGATGGCTTAGCAGCAGTTTTAGGTGTTGGTTTGCTAGATACTGATTTGTCCGATTTCTTCGCTTCATACCAAGCCTCGATATCTGCAGGAGTTAAGTCATTTTTGTAAGTTATATTGCTAGCATACTTCTCTTGCTCAAGAGCTAGTCTCTTACCAGCTTCAGTCTCATTGATGATTTCTTCGGCAGATGCTCCGGCTTCGTTGAAGAATGATTTGATAACCATTTTCTTAGTGATTTGTCCAGCGTTTTTACCTTGGGCAGGTATGTAGTATTCCTCTTGTAGTCTGATCTTGATTGGTATATCAGAGAATTGTTGGATTACAGAGAACTCTTGTAGCTTTTTGTCTTTGCCAACTGCGTGCTCTTCAGGTTCGATCTCGAAGTCGTCGCCATCTGTCATACCTGCTACAATAGCAAGTTTGTTGATAAGCTTAGCACCGATCTCGTTAGTGTTGCCGTCCGTGTTAGTTACGTATGGTCCATAGATTGTTTGGTCATTACCGTTATAATCTAGGTTGAAGTTAACAGACTCTGCGCCTTTTGCTGATACATCTACTGATGCGAACTTGATAGTTACGTCATAGATACCAGATTTGCTGATGTAAGAACCTCCGTTAGATTCTTTGATAGCCTCTGGGTTTGATGTTACTTTAAATTTCATATTGTGTCCTTGTTATTTGGTTTAAATTGTAGTTTAGGCTCTGTCTCGGAGATATTGTTTAAGGTTATTGGTTAAATTTCTACAAATTGTGGGCGTTTGCCATCTTTAGATGCTGAATGATTACCGAATATTTCTAAAGATTTTTTAATTTTACATTTTGTACATTTTTTCATACTTTATTATATCAAAATAGTCTTTAAAATAAGACTAAAAGACTATCATGGTCGAAAGTTAAATGAAGTATTCGGGATATTTGTCGCAGATTTCGCCTTTAAGTTGCTCAGGAGTAGCACTAGTTAATCCACCTGATTCGACGATCTTTCGAAACTTTTGCACAGTTTTGTAGTCAGGTAAGGTAAGCGTTTCGATTTTGCCGATAAACTTCTCGTATTTACAAAAAACTGGGTAGTCTTTCGCTGTGAGGAAAGCTACTTTTCGGTTGATGTGGTCAACTAGAAAGTAGTTGTTTGAAGCTGCGTTTCGGAATAAGAGTATCATGGCTAGATAACATATTCATCGGCTACTTGTTGTTCAGATGCTAAAGTTTCGATGTACTCTTGTAAGTTAAAGTCAGAAACTGGTAAGCTGTCTGGATCGTCTTCTCTAAGAGTTCTAGCAGGGAATTTAGTTGATCTGAAATGTAGAATACGTTTGTTGCCTTTAGTCTCGATGAATAAGGCTTGATCAGTTTCAGCTAGGAATCCACCTCTTTTAGCAAAGTCACCTTTACCGACCAAATTGTATTTGGCTGTGTCTTGGTCCCACAATGCGTGAGAGATAAGAACGACATTCATGTCAGATGCGATTAGTGTGTTTTGGATGTAGGCTGTGAATTCAGTAATATCGTTGTTCAGCTCGCTGTAGATTTTGAAGCCTGTATGCTTATGGTTATTATAAGCTAGTATAGTATCAAAGATTTTCGAAACAGAATCGAATACTATCGTTTTCGGGTATGTGTCGAATTTCTCCTTGTAGGTTACGATTTTACTAGTGATTAATTCGATAAGCTCATTGATTGAGTCAAAGTTGTCGACCATTACATGTGGAACTTTAAAAGGGTATTTCTTGCCGTCGTGTGAAATAACTAAAGCATCCTTTAAGTCTTTCGTTAGTGTTGTTTTACCGCTGTTTGATTCCGCGGCTAAAAGTATCTTTATGGACATATGTCCTCCTTGTAGTTAGTTTAAAAATTCTGGGTAGTATTCAGTGCTAATCGTAGATTTATCATCTATAATTAACGATAAGTATTCGTCACGAGTGATTAAAGGGCCTTTTATTAGAGTGTCCATAAATTGGTGGTATTTGCGGACATTATGGGTACAACCAGTAAGTTCAAAAGCTAAGAAAATAGTGGGGAATTTAGTGGGTATCATAATAAGCCTTTAAATAAAGAGTTCGGGGTTACGTTTAGCGATATCGTCGAGTTGGGTGATATCAACTTTAGGATAAACTAGTTCTCCTTGTCCGCCAGCAGTTTTGCCATTACAGTAATAAGCTACCCAATTATCGTCATAGTTTTCGCCATCACCATAGACTTCGAAGACTACATTGGGGTACTGTTTAGAGATAGTTACCATGTCCTTCTCAGAGTCATACCACTTAACATTTCTCTCGTTTATAACACCAAATACATAATTTGTAGTCTTCTCAAAAAAAGATTGAAATTCCTCAGAATCTAAAAGTGATTTGTCGCCTGCAACGATATTGATATTATGGTATGTATAGTAACCCATAACTACTCCTTGAAAAGTTGTGGTTTGGCTGGTTGCTTTAATCGTAGATCTTGGGCTAGTAAGTAGCGAAGTTCTGGGTGTTGGTTCCAAGCATCTGCGGATTCAGCGATAAGTTGAAGTTGGCTGTCGATTTTGTCGTAGTCTTCAGAAGTGAAAGGTTCACGAAAGTTGAAAGTACGAACTGGCAGAGTTTTGGTCGGTTTGGTTACGTATTGTAGCTCGATGTAAGATATATTGATACCTTGCTGTCTGAGGATCCAAGCGTAAGTATGTAGCTGAAGTCGATAAGCATAGGTAAAACCTGATGGTTTCTTCCCTGCTGTCTTGTAGTCCCTAAGAACTAGATCATTCCCAAGCTTAACGATAGCGTCGTAAGTACCAGCTGCGTAGATGCCGGGTAAAACTGGATGGTGAATGAACTGTTCGATGGAATGGAACCGTGTGCCGATGATTGAGTCGGTGATGATTGCGTTAGACATATCTCGCCAATGAGTTTCGATCTCGGCTCTGTCGAAGTCGATGGTTTGTGAGTCAAGGTAGTCGGAAACAAGTTGGTCAGGATTTGCAGGTCTGAGGCCTAAACCTGCTTGCTCTGCAAAGTAGTGAACGATTGTACCTAGTAGAGAGGCTGTAGAGCCTTCGAAGCCAGGTTCGTTGAGGAAATTAACTCCCCACCATTGCCGAGTGTTGGAAAAGAAATCGGCGATAGAAGAAGGTGAAAGTCGCGTATAGTCGGCTGAGCCATTGTGAGCAGTTAAAACGTCTGCACCTGAATAATATGAATTGATCATGGAGGTCCTTAAATTAAAAGTTCTGGGTATTGGATTCGTAGTTTGTCAAGGTCTAAAGGCAGATCTTTAATATGGGGATAAATTAAAGTTTTGTAGTTGTTTGCAAAACCGCCATCTAAAGCAGATAAAATATCACACCTTGCTGGGCATATGCTACATTGGGAAGTACAGCTATCTCTGTAGATATGTTGCTTCCAATCAAAAATATGTTCGGTTATACGAGCTTGAATAAAAGTAGTGATAATCTGTGAGGTATTCATAGCAGTCCTTAAATAAAATATTCTGGATAGTCGTCTCGAATGTCATCGATAGCTGCATAAATGCCAAGAAAAGTTCGTGGAGCTTTGGAAGACCAAGATGATTCGTCAGTAAGTGATCTAGTTTCGGAACTAGTTTCGGTGATGTGTTCGGTAATCAGGATGGTGTCAACTAGGTAAAGGTGATAAATACCGTCAGGTAGTGGTGGGACTATTAGTAAAGGAAGGATATCAGCTTCACTAGATGAATCCAGTAGTTTGCAAATCTTCAAGTAATTAAAGGACTTTGGAGTGATGGTTCGTGATCCTGTAGATAATTGGAGAGTTACGGAGTCATCCGTCATCTTGATGTGCGGTATCATAGAAATGCTCCAATTGAAGATATTTGTTGTAGTCTTTGAGTTTAAATCCGTAAGCCTGTCGCATTTTGAGTAAAATTGAATATTTATCCATTAAAGTTTTATAGTCTACTGAACTATCGTAGATAATAGGAGTGATATTAAAAACTTGCTGGGCTATGGTAAGTTTTGAATAGTGGGTAAATTGGTGCTTATCACGTGCTGCTTTGTAAGCCTTACAATCTGCGATGTATGTAAGAAAGTCTTGTGGTATATCGATAGCTGTAATATAAGATGATATATTGTCTTGTAAGATATTGGAAGTAGCTGCGTAAAATTGCTGTTTGTCGAGAGCTTGCTGAATAGCGGGTATGGCTAAGGTGAAAGCATTTGATGCTTTAACTGCAGGCTGGTATTTCTTCGGAACTCCGACTAATGGCGGTTTATCACCAGTGATTAAGTTGTAGGCTTCATAGATTGCAGCGTAGTTATCAACATCTGGTGTGGTACCAGAAGCGGGTATATACCAGTAAGAGTCAGCGTTAGCTAGCTCAGATTGAAAAAGTCCACCGTGGTATGCTAGAGATACATAGATACCAGCATCTCGAGAATTGGTAGATTTGGTAACTTCGACTTCGTAACCGGATGTGAAGACATAGTCGACACCTAGATCATCTAGTAGTTGCTTAGCTTCGGCAGTAAACTCATCGAGATCTTGGGATTTGTCTTCGCGAACTAGTAAAAGAACTTTTTTGGAAATTGAATCGTGATATAATCTAGCAGCCTCTAAAAAGCGTGATTTAGTGTCGGTTATAATAAAAGCGTAATCGGTAAGAGAATTAGCGTTTACGGTATTTGACTTTAGATTACGTGCTGATTTGTACCACGAATTGAGTTCACGAAAGTTGACGTTGCCGACTACTCCTTTGATACAAAAATACTTATCGAACATTTTTTGTCGAACTAAACAAGCTGTATCTGGATAGCTGTAAGTTTGTCTGATTTTCCACGGCATAGTGCCGATTGCTGTGTAAAAAGTTTGTAGACGAAGGTATGGTGTAGATTGTTTCATGATAGAGTCTGTAATAATTTGCTTAAACTCGTTAGTGATTAGCTCGAATTTGGTATTGATAGTTTTAATAGTAGCTTGATCTAGTGATAGAGATTCACGGCCAGGGTTAATAGCGGCTGAACCTGTAGGTATTTTTAAAACTAGTTGTTCAAGGTTAAAAGTATTGATAGAAGCATCTCTAGGTATCTTGTAGACTACGTTGCTCATTAGAATGTAGTTGTTGTAAGACTCTAAAGAGGTATCTATAAACCAGTCATCGCTTTTAACGGTGATGTTGGTAGCTAGATCTAGTTCGATATTGAATGTGGGCTTGACTTCAAAGTATTTGTAGATTTTTATGGCTTTAGTTCGGAATGTTTGAAGATCTTGAGGTTCGACAGGTAGTGAGAGTTTAAGGCCGTTAGATTCTGTAGTAGGTTGTTCAGCGAGTTGGACGGCTATAGGTACCCCATCTTGGATAGAGATGAGGTATGAATAGTAGATGCCGTTGTGGTAGGATTCGACTGTGAAAGATTGCGAGTATGCAAGGCCTGCAAGTCTTCCCAGACCAAACTGACCGTTAAATTTGTTGGAATTACGTTTGGTAGAGGCACCAACTACGGTAAATAAACCAACAATGTCATCTTTGTGTAAGCCTATACCATAGTCTCTGACAATAAAAGTAGGATTTTCAATAGTAGGTATATGAACATCGAATTTAATCTCTAAATCAGCTGCGATACAAGCATCTAGGGCATTTGTGCTCCATTCTCGAATACTAGCAGACATAGTGTCAGAGTATATCTTTTTGGTAAGTACGCTGTAAAGTGCGCTGTCTGCTTGGATAGAGAAATTAGTAGTTGAACCTACCGCAGAAGAGGATGTGATATTAGAATCAAGATTTGAAACAATGGCCATAGTTAAGCTCCTATTAAGTTTGGATTAGTAGAATATATATATGAAAAAATATACAAGAAAAGATTGCATAACTGCAATTGAAAAATAAGAATTTGGAAAAAATAAACTAGAATCTAATAGACTTTAACGATTAGGTGTATAGTGAAAAGTGAGAACATAGTAGGCGCCTTAAATAAGTAGTTCTGGATGGCGTATCTCTGAATTAAATAACTCTATTTCATACCCTATAGTAAGAGCTTGCTTAAGTTGGTCAATAGTCATAAATGTCCTTAGACTAGTAGAGCCTTACAGCTTGGTCTTTCAGCTTATTAATACGATCATCTGGCATTGCTCCCATATCTATAGCCCAAGCATCGTTGACATCGTCGATAAGTGTATGGACTTGTTCAATGGTAGCGCCAAGAAGTTTGGCATGTTGAACCATACGGTATATGTTACGAGAACCAGTACCAGGTGCTGCGTTGAATGCGTAAGAGAACGTTTCAAGTTCGTCAGCTAGTTGGGCTTTAGATTGAGCAGGTGATAGAGGTTTGTCAGATTGATGCATAGTGGTACGCTCTTTAGCAGCCATTACAAAGTTACGGACTTCGAGAGGTGACGCGTCTATTACAGATAATACTGGACGGTTTGCATAGCTGAAGAAGATTTGAGATCGTGGTAATGGGTCTACTTGTAAAGCTAGATCATGAGCGACTATGGCTGTGAAGTGTTTCCAAGTTATGTTGTCGAGTTCAATAGGTGAGTCTAGTTCGATAAGAACACGGAATTTGTACTCATTAGATGGATCGCTAGATAAAGCGATATGGTGGTTAAGGTCACCTAGCATGAAATGAGCCTCGGATGCTGATAAAGATGATTCGTCTACATCGTAGACTAGCCATTTGGTACCACCGATGATGTTGTCTTTACCACGTACTCCGTTACGGAATTTAAATGGTGAATATGCGAAATCTTTGGTAAGTAGTTGACCTAAGTCTAAAAATGTAGTTTCAGCTACTTCAAAGCCATAGGCTGTGGTTACAGAGATATTGTGTTTAGCAGATCTAACGCGATCAGAATCGCCGCTAGTAATAGCATTATTGAGTTCGTCAGTATTGATTGGCTTAAATGAGATGCCCAGAACGTCAGTTTTGATAATAGGTTCATATTGAATTGCTCCTCCCTCGTTGATTACACTGTAGATACCGTCGGTATCATAACCAGCACATAAAGTTACAAGTTCTTGTAGTTTGGTTTTGGATGTAGATGTAGTAAAGCCTTGCTTTTTGATGTCGTGGACATTAATGATTGCTTTACCGTCAGCTTTGACTTCTGTTCGTAGGTAGTCTGCGAAACGTTCGTGGTCAGACTTAGATAAATCGTGTTCGAAAAGTTTCATATCTTCGGACAGTAGTTCGCTGAATCTGATGGCATCTATGTAGTGGTGTTGTTCGATGGTATTTGATTTATCGAAGATTGCAAATGCTCCAGCTAGTTTGATAGCTTTCCACTGAAGATGTCGTCTGATTAAGACGGATGTGGAATCTTGGTTTGGCATAATGTCAGCTAGGTCTGCATTGTAACGTTTGTATCGTCTGAATAGAAGTTTGGCTTCTGGAGATACTGCGATGTCTTGGCCTTTGGAAGATATGCCGAAGCTAGCTACAGACTTGATGTGTTCAGACATTGCTATACGAGCTTGTTTAGCTTCGATCTCTAGATTGTCTTCGTAAGTGTCGGATTTCTCGAGTGTAGAGAATACAGGTTCAGGAATTCGTTCTGGAGTATAGCAGAACCAAGATCTACGAGCTAGTTTAGACATGAAAGCGATATCGAACTTTTTCCTCGTGGTTGGGTCGTAAAGGATGTGGCCTGGTGAGCCTACAAATAAGGCTGAAATTGGCTGGCCTTTGATGGCTCTAGTTCGGAATTCGATTCCGGCTGTGTAAATTGCCTCTTTGTCACCTGTATCGTAGACTTCGGATAGCAGTTTAATGTTGGCTTCCATATTGGGATTGTAAGCTAGTTCGTCTGAGAATTCACCTGAGTAAATAAAACCTGATGAGATACCTAGGTCTCCAATGTCTGTTAGGTGGACTGTAAGGCCCTTTTCAGTAGTAGGAGTGATATCGATAGGTGGAATGGGTTTAAGATACTGTTTGTAAGTATCGAACTCTGTGGCTTGATCTTCGCCTGCGGCTTCAGCAGCTTTGATAGCTTCGTCAGTTACAAGTTGTTTACGGTGAGATTCGATCATTGCGAAACCATCTGCGAAACATTTACGAGCAGCTTTAACAGATGAATCTTTACCACCACCTGAACCGGTAACGATAAATGAGATTGCATTGATTGGGACTGAAGTGTCATCCCATAACATAATGTTACGCCTGAATTGTGAGGCAAAGTTTGTAAGTTGAGCTACAGCGATAGTTGCTTTCATTCGGTCATTAACAGTAGTAAAGACTATAGCATTTACGATACGTTGGATGTGTGAGTTGAGGCCTGGAGTTAAAGCATCATATTGGTCAAGTACTTCTTTGTTTAAATCTAGCATACTGGGGTTCATTGGGTTCCTTTAAATAGAAATTCTGGGTGGGTATTAGCAAGTTTTGGAAAATAATAGTCTTGTACGTTGTTAGTTAAGTCTAACGGGGTCCTTCGTGCAGGTTACTAAGTGTGTCAAAGACTCTACAATTTCGAGTTTAATCTCTTTTGCAGTTGGTAAGTTAGGTATGTATCTAATAGTGATTTTGATAGGTATGTGGAATAGCACTTCGGCTGAGGCTATTGCTGTCTCCGTTATACTTTTCTATAAGTTCTAAAGTAGTTCCGGTTGGAAAGATTAAAGCTATAGTTAATTGGTTTATTGTGGGGCATTAAAATTATAAGAGCCAGGGTCATATCGCCCTTTTTGATATTTGTATTTTACTTTGTAGTCTATTATACAATTAGGAATTAAAATATATCCTGTTATTGTCATAAGTGTCCTTTATAGTTTGAACTTGACTAAGTCCTCTTGTTTGATCATTGTGTTATTGTATGTGAGGTAGCCATCTGCTAAGTCAAGGTTGTCCATTAGTTGATTAAGCCATTGTTTTATTAGTGGTATTTCCTGTGGGTTTAGAGGTTGTATAAACATAGGATGTACTTTGTAAGTAATATTAAGATATTCGATCTTATCATTGATAGGTTCTCCTATATTAACACGTTGTCCATTGATTTTGATAATTAATTCATTCATTATAGTCGTCTTGTATTTCTAATATTGTGACTAGGATTATAATATTGATTGCAAAAAAGATTGCTAAGGCTATAGGTGTCATTTGTAATTCCTCATAAGGTTGAATAAGTATTTTGATCTTGTTTTAGTTTGTTTGAACCAAAGAGAGTTTTTCATTTCTAAAGCTGCTTTCGTCCAATTATGCCTGCTGAGTTGATAATGCATTTTACGGAATTTATGGAATCCGTTGATGCCTACATTATAAGTCATATCTAGTATGACTGTTTTAGGGATGTAAGGTAAATGTGCATACCAAGGATAGATCTCATCTAGGCTTTTATCTATGATTGTTAGCCTGGAATGTAAGAGGTAAGTTGCTTCTGCTTTTGTAATATAGGAGAGGTTAGTACCCCAGCCTATTGAATAAGTATGGGTGTCTTTGTAGACATGAGTACTGTAACCCTCATGCTTTTTGATAAGTTCTACTGATAGTTCAGTTGGAGCTGCTTTTGCATAGATAGCTAATAGGATTAAAAGAGTATAGATAGCTGTTCGCATAATAGTCCTTAGATTAAGTGTTCGGGGTAAGTATCGATAACAACTTGCGGTATTTCGATAGTTGGGTATGGAGGATAAGTATGTCGACCTGCTATAGCTACTATAGAATTAATATGGTTATCCCATTGTTTTTTGGTGTTTTGTCCACGAGTTGCTGTGTATAGTTGCAGTTCGGGAGAGAAGTGGGGTAATGGCAGGATTTTGGTATGTGATTTGATGAGAAAATCATAGATTTTTAAGCGTTGATTAGCAGGTAACTGGTCAATGGCTTTGATGATGTATGGAACGTAAAACATATTAACGCTCATAAATGTGCGGATTTGAAAACCGACTGTAGATTTTACCTTTTTTTCGTAGTAATGAGGTATTCTTTCATCCCAACGATATACAAGTTTGTTTAATGCTGTTTGAAATTTGGTGAAATCTAGTGTTTGTTTCTTTTGGTAAATGTATTTAGTAAGTCGGCTAAGAGTATTTGATTGAAATTTGTCTAGTTCGAAATATAGGTCATCGTGAAATGTTGGGTGTTGGTATAGAGTGCCCTCTGGTAGCATTGCTTGACGAGATTTGTTTAAGTCAAAATCTGCAAGGATTTGTTCGGGAGTACCAAATTGGTTGACGATGAGTTGGATGTCGTAGTGGTCAATGATTGGAGCTTTAGAAGGTATAACACCTGAGCTATTTTTGTAAGTATGGGCGTTGCTAGTGGTATAATCAGCTTCGCCGAACTGTTTGATTACAGTACTTGCGGTATGCTGGTCAATAAAATAGATGTCGATGTCTTTGGCTTTATCGAGTAAAGAACCGCCAGCTATAAACCAGCCAGATGGTGGAAGTAACTGTTTGAGTTTGTTGAAGTGCTCAGGTTTGATCATAGGAATAACTCCGGATAGGTGTCAAGAAGCTCTTGCTGGCTTGTAAAGCTGTAAAGAAGAGTAAAATTTTTACCAAGAGCTTGCTCAATAGGCTTGCCAGTATTACTATTTTGATTAAAGTGTGAAGGACCAGAAAAATCGTAAGCTAAAGTGTTTGTTATGGTACTACAACGGGTACTAGATGCATAATCAGGAGTACGAACCAATATAAAAGAATTAGGTGTATTTTTAACTTGAATTAAATGATATTGCATAAAGGCTCCTAAAAGGGTAATTTAAAATAACTTACTCGATCTTAGTAACTATTTTCTTGAATAGCTTTTTATTGTTTAGATCTTTGTCGAAGTTTGATAGCTTCATATAGTTGTCAAAGTTGTCATCTTTTTTCGATTTTAAGAAAGCAGCTAAGATTTCGATGTCTGTACCATATAAGTATGCTAATAGTGGTAAAGCGTCTTCAGAAGATTCTGATTTAATGTATTTAGTAAATAAGTTGTTGGCAAGTTCTGTCTTTTGAATAGCTTCCTGGTTTGCGATAAGCTTATTGATATGATTACCAATTTTCTCAGGGTTTTTAACCAATACAACCTTTAAAGATTTGGAATTGAACTACGTCTGGGATCTTGTCGATTTTGTCTACGAATGACGCAAGTTTAGTCCAAGATCTAGGTGTTGCCCCAACTCCGCCATCTGCAGGTGTCCAATGGATTCTGTCTGGATGTTCAGCGATGAAATCTCTAACGATTGAGTTGACGTTAGCTGTTCTAGCCCAATCTAGCCATGCAGTTGCATCTGCTTCCACAGTACAGTGGGTAAACCTGTCTAGAAGTGCTGGATCGAAGGTGTTAACCGTGTAGTCTTGATCTGCAGGATTGATGGCTGCGACTACAAATGTAGGTTTACCATCAACTATTGGTAGTAAGTGTGAGTGTAAACGTTTGTCAAGAACTAATTGAAGGCTGGCATTTAGAATGTCAACTGGTGCTCTGTTGAATTCGTCTAAAAAGATTACAGATCTTTTGGCTTTGCTGTAAGTGATAAGGTCTTGAGTGATTAAATGTAGCATGTCATTGATCTCGCCTGTAAATTCGCAATATAGGGCATTTAGAGATGCTCTATCGATAGATGAACTAGTGTCTATTCTGTCGATTACAAATGATTTGATTTCGTCAGATGCGAAGCTTAAGTCATCGAAGTTGACTGATGGTGGGAATGCAGCATTTATAACCCTATTGTACCAGTCTGCTCCTGCCCATACAGTAGTTATCTGACCACCAACTTCAGCAGTTCTAGGCATACCCATTAAATCGGATACGTCCATAAGAGATAAGATTAAAGTTTCACAATGTAAGTCTTGCTCTGTAGCGAATTGTTTAACTATGTCTGATTTTCCAAGACCATGTAGGCCAGTTATTAGTGGTGCAGCATCTACGATGTGGCATGCTTCTACGAAGCTTTTTGTCTCATTTATTGTCATTTGGTGTTCCTTTTGTTGTTGTGTACTATATTAGCAATTCTGGGTTTGATTGTTTAAGGTGTTCGGCTAAAGTTTGTGTTAAGTTTTCACCGTTGTTACAGCTAGGTTGAAGTTTGCAGGCTTGGCAAGGGATTCCTTGGCATATGGCATAGATTGAGCCTTTGTCACGATCTAGTTCAATTTGGTAACAGAATGGGTCGATGTCTGTTTTCTTGAATTTTTTGCGAGATTTCTTGTCATCTTTATAGACGATGTATAAGGGAAATCGCCGATTTGTGAAGTAATCATAGTTATTCTTTAAGCTGGAATGCTGTCATTTTGCCTTTGTTCATTGAGTCCATGATTTGGCCATTGGCTTCGATTAACCAGATAATTCGCTTGTTAAGTTTAGCGAATACTTCGACGTCTGAGGTGTCAAGGTAACCGTCTGTAGTAATTACTATAGCGTTGTAGTCAAGTCTATACTCTTTGGCTTTGTTGATTGCTGGAGATAAGTAAGTACCACCTGCTGCTTTACGTTCAACGATTTTGGTGTTTTTCTTCAGTTCTTCGGGTTTGCTAGGTTGTGTGCTGATTTGAATAAGTTTGACTGCAGATTGAGTTACGTCACAAATATGTCGAACTTCGCCCCATAAGTGTAGAAGAGCGTCGTCAGATACTGAACCTGATACGTCGGATACGATGAGTAGGTCAAATATACGGTCTTTAGTTCGACCTTTGAGCCATTCGAAGTCTGGTAGTCGTCTGTCAGGTCTCATCGTAGTTTTGCGAGAACCTACACGTTTGTTGCCTACTATGTTTCGAAGGACTTTACGCCAATCTAGTTCACGTTTGTGGGTGAATAGGTCAAGCCAATTGCTGATTGCGTTAGGTATAGTACCACGAGATTTCTGGGTGCTAGAGATTGACTTTTCGATCATGTTTTTGGTAATGTCATCTTGTAGTTCTGGATCACCTTGAGACTCATCCCATTTAGAATGTGCTCCACCTGGAGTTCCTGAGCCTTGGTTTTGTTGGTCTTTGGGTGGTAATTGGTCTTTGTCGAGGTATTCGTAGTATTGTTCAGCAGACTTGTTGTTTGGTGTTTTCTTCTTTGAAGGAAAGTTATCAGGATAAATACAGCCGTTTGGTAGATGTGTACGATCGATAGCTTGATTGATTGCACAGTCTGTTGCGTAGTTGAAAGCCTGGGGATCTCTGTCTTGCCGTCTGTAGATGTGGCCATTTAAGATGTGTAGCATTTCGTGTTTAAGAATACCTAGTCGTTGAACAAGTGGGAATTTGTTGAATTCGTCAGGGTTGATAAATAGGTTGTAGTGATCTAGATAAAAATTGACACTGGCAGGTGCGGGTAAAGATTTGTCATATTGGACTTTACATTGAGCAATCATGTGAGTGTAGAATAGGTAAGTTTGGGAATATTGAGATTGGATAGCTATCATATTACTGATAGCTTCTTCAAATCCATATTTGTCAGCTGGAGTGATTTGCATGTTAGTCCTTTAAAGTAGTGGGTAGTGTTCCAATGAATGGTTCACAGTAGTAGTATCTACCATGAGGTTTAGTAAGATATTTATGTGTATGATTATCCATTTTCATAAGTTGTAATAATTGTGGTTGATCTTCTGATGAATGCCAAAACCAACACCATTCGTTTGGTTGTGGTTGCCAGGGTTTAATATCTGATATAAGGATTATGCCTTTTAAATTATTACCTTTTAATGTGACTGTATCATGTCCTATAGGAGCGCTAATTACTTGTTTTATAATTCTGGGATTTTTACATGTAGTAATCTCAACCCAATCACCAACTTTGAATTGTGGTTCGTCGGGTTTGATTCTACAGTAACTTGGTACATAGTTTAACATGTCAATATTATTTGAATTTTTCCATTCAGGATAAGATTGTTTATTAACATTTACTTGAATAGTTTTACCTTCAGCTAATGCTTTACGCAATTCAACATATTCGTCGTTGATGATGTAAGTACAATCTTCGATAGTTCCAGCAAAGAATGTTGAAGGTTCGTCATAATCAATAGTAAGCCATTGTGGTATAGTATCATCAGGATAATAACCTAATAGTTTTCCGCCATTAAGCCAGTGTTCGAATTCAAGTTTGTATTTATTGATTATGTCTTTATTCATGGTTGTCCTTTAAATTAATAGTTCTGGATAGTTTGTAGAGTTGAATTTGCGATAATCTTTGATTGTTGTAATTAACATATGGCCTTCTTCTTGTAGCTTTTCGATATTTACAGTAGAGTTGTAACAAAGTGTTGTGGCAGTAATCTCATTTAATGTACACCAAGTGGAATTGGCTGTTTTAGAACATACCCAATAAGGTTTTTGTGGATTGTTTTTAATATTACAAAGTATATAGTACATAAAAATCCTTAGATAAGTAATTCTGGTTTGTGTCGGCGTAAATAGTCTACGACTTCACTAGGTAAATCTTGCGGAGTAAAATCTTGTATGTGGGAATCTACAGACTCTGAATAATAGCCGTTAGATGAGTCATGCCATTTGATGTCTACATAGCCTTTGATAGTGGCTAGAGTGTAGAATGTCCAAGTTTCGGATTCACCATAGTTGGTATCGGCATGGTACACTTTTTTGTCAACACGAAGTAGTGGATTGTAGAGTAGATTATCAAGATTACCGACTATATCGTCAATAACAACTTCCTCGCAGCAATCTTGGTCATGTCGTATAGTGACTACTTTGCCGTTAGCTAGATAAAACTTGATGTTATCATCTAGGTCTTCGCTACGTGTAAGTTTGATATAGATAGGTATCTGGTTTTTAAGGTTTTGCATAGTAGTCCTAGATAAATAATTCAGGGTTAGAAGTTTTGTAAAGCTCTGGATGGTTGTGGATAATAGCTAAAAGTAAATCTGTAAGATCGTAGCTACGTTTAATGTCACTATAGTAAGAATCTTTAGCGAATTTGGTAATAGAGTATTTGTTATCGAGTAATCGAAATAGATATTCATGGTCGTCTAAATCACTAGGTTTTACAAGTTGGTGAAATGTGTAATCGATGGATATACCTAGCTGTTGCTGGGCATTGTCCATGAGTTGTTGAGGTGTCATTATATTGGCAATCTGCCTAGTAATCTAGTTGCTGTGTGTGAGATTTGAGTAGTGCCCATTTTTCTCCATTTAGATTTGTAAGATGATTGGCCGTTAATTAAGTCAACTGCAGATTCCTCTTTGTTAGTTGACTCGTGTAGCATCTGTTTAGCTTGCTTTTTAATAGTGTTTGCGGCTAAAACATGGAAGTTTGTGTAGTAAGCTGAAGATTTGATGTATAAGCCTCTGAACGCTAGAATCCTGTTAAGTTGAGTGTAAGCTGAAACTCGTCTAAGACCTAGTTCCATTGGATTGGTAGCAGTTGCTAAGCCGGGTACTAACCAAGCTAGATTAGAATCAAGCCATGCTGCAGTAAAGTCTGCACCTTGCTGAAATGTAGATTTGTTAGCTGAGATGAAATCGTTGATTGTAGTTACTTTAGCTTCCATTCTTTGAAGTCTTGTATTGTATCTTGTTTGAGCTTTGCTGTGGATTAGTTTTGTCTTTGTCATAATGTTCTCCTATGAATTCGGTGGTTGTGTATAACACGACTAGTAGTACTTACAGAGACAAGTAAAAGGTATTAAAAAACTTGCCTCTGTAAATACTAATAAATATCTAGTTACTTCTTACTAAGCTTTTGCTGCTCATTTGCTTCACTAGATAAATTTGTTGGTGTTATCCTTTGATATTTGGTATGGGGATAACTCTGTCTATGGTTGTAATTAGGTCTGATTGTAGATCCATTACGTCAAATATAGATTTGTAGGCTTTAGGGTTTCACCCAAAGCTTACCCTTTTTTTCGTGGTTAGTAACTAAGGTGAGACATCTTTGATGTGAGAACCTAGGTCAAGGGTGTCTTTAGCTTTTCGTCGGGATAGTACTCGTCCTGTATGTTTGTAAGTTTCTTGGTTATTTTGTTTTTCTTTTTGATGAATGCTAAAATGTTTATTAATTTGTTCTTTACCATTATCTATTCTTTATTTGATTAAGTGTAATATACATTAAAGAACACTCACACCTTAAGGAAGAAAGGTGTAGGAGATGAGTATCTAATTACATAGTTATACTGGTACTACTAAAGCTGTTAGTATTTCGTTTTCTGGTGTTGTGTCTTTAAGAACTTCGGTATATATCTTTGAAGGTTTGTCTGTTGCTTTGATTCGTGCTGGGTAATTAGCTCTCATTACCAATCTTTCCAAGCTATTAATGCCGTTACAGGTATAATGATATACCAATAAGCTAGAGCAGCTAGATTATGTCCTGCAACTCCGACTGATCCGCCTAACCAAAATGCCCAAGCATACTTTTTTATAAAATTCATGTGATTCCTTTGTTAAATACTTACTAGAATCCAAGTTGCTTTTGCAATACGGTTGGATTCCATAAATATTTATTGTTTTACAACTACTTCCTCTAGTTGTCAAGTAACTGTGGTTTTGTTAGAACAGGTTACCCTGTTGGCACTTATGTTCTGGTTTGTTTACAATATAGATGAGCCCGAAGCTGGCAGATTAGTGTACATGTAGTAACTAAGAGCTGTCTGAGCGAATAAATTAGCTAGCCTTTGTCACTGAAATTGGTACTTGTGTTGCTACTTCTTTGTGAAGTTTGTAAGTAAGAACTTTACAGCCCCATAACCTAGTGTTTGCTTGTACTTCGGTGATGATTTGGTCTAAAGAGTCGGCTGTTGCTGTTGCTATTTCAGAACCGTTTTTACTGTAAACTATGACGATAAGTTTAGATCTGTTTTCATAGTCTGTAGTTGGTATTGCTGCACCGAAAGCTGCTATTAAAATATCTTGTAAAGAAGATGTGTGTGCTGAGTTCATAGTTGGTTCCTTTGGCTCTGTATGAGCTATAGTTGATGTGTAAGTAACAGCGTCAATAGAATCGTCGTGATTAGTAGTAGGTTTACATAATACTCGAACTGAGGTATGTGGGGGTGTAATATACAGATTAGTTTTTATACGTGTTCCTATATGTGTATTACCAGGAGTATCTTCACATTTGCCTATAGTTCCGATAGGGGTTTTGTAGCCAGAAGCTACGGTATACTCAGAAGTGAATATAACTTTATCACCTTTGATGGCTTCAGATCCTGGTTTAGTTTTGACTAATTTAAAATGTTTAGTAAATCTATATCCTGAATCATCAATTAATGTTAATTTTTCTGAGTTATTAATTGATTTAATAATAGATAATGTACCTATAGCAAGATTTGCTCCAGGTTGAGTAGATATTCGTTCAACTATATCTCCTGGTTTGGCTTGGTCGATGGGTAGGTATTCGTAGTTATTCATGTTGCTCCTTTCGTGGATGTGTGTGTTTTTCTAACATATTTTCGAGAAGATAAATGGCTTCTTGGTATGCTTCAGAAGCTGAAGTGTGTAGTTTAGATTCTTCGAAGTCTCTGAGTGTTTCAAGTTGCTCAATCACAATAAGTATTGGTAGGTGTAGTGGTTTGGCTGCTGTTATCATATGATTCCTTGCTATTTAAGATATTTGATTACTTTTGCAACTTTGCGAGTGTAGTCTAGATTAGTTATCTGGTTGCCTTGGCTATAAACCCAGTTGGTACGCTTACGATCTAGTTTCCAGTATAAGGGTTCAGCTAACACTGTTTTGATTGCCTAGGAATTGTCGGTTACTAGTTCAGAAGTGTAAAAGAATTTATTGAAATGTGTTTGTTCAACTTTAAGTCTGCGAAGTAAAGAGCAAGTAGCGCATATTAAATGGTTCTATTTACTATTGGATTGTAGGAAGTTAGAGTATAGCCAATGTATTTGTCGTAGCCGTAGGTTACGATTGCATAGTGGTCGAGTATTTCGTCGTACACTTTGTAGTGATGTGTATCTATGGTCTTTTGGTAGACTAGGCCGTGCTCTTGTAGGAGTTTGATTAAAGTGGTAATCTTCATGGTAGTTCCTTGAATAGTAGGGTACCGTCGAGGTTTTCGGCTTTGTTTCCTGGATCTTTACAGATTTGAAGAAAGTCGTTTCTAAGGTTAATTAGGGTTGAATGAGTACCCATATTTTTGATTTTCTTGAAGCTAATTTTTTCGATGTCGAATACTCGCTGTTTTGTAACTCCTAGAAATATAGCTATTTCCTCTTGGCTAAATTCAACGTTTGTTAGTTGAAAATAAGCTAGTGTTTTGATAGTAGCATTTAATCGAGATACATTAGTACGTTTGGTATATTCGTTGATGAATTGTAGGATGGTATTGATTGATTCGGGTTGTAGCATGGTTATTCTCCTGTGAATAGTTTATCTTTTTCTTCTTTTGTTACTAGTCTCCAATTGCTATTAATTATACTATAACTATTACTTCTAGCATCATATACTTTACTGTTTTCATAGTAATGAACCCAAGCTCCCATACCACTGTTTGTAACAATTAAAGCTGAAAAGTTATTAGGATTTTCATACCATTCTTTTTTAATTGGTGTTAAGTTATATTTACCTATATCTTCTTTAGTATAACAATCTGGTCCAATTTGTGTTGCATTACCATTAACCCATTTAGCACAAAATACATAGCCTAAACTGTTTATTACAATACCAAAGAGCGCATTGTTTCTCTCACAAAATATTTCGCCTTCGAAATCAGCTGTAAAGCCATAGTCTTTAAAGTTATTTAATCTTGAGGTTTGAAGTTTTTTATTGCTTGATTCATTTTCCAATTCGAATATAATATTGCTAGAATTCCTATTGTTAATGGTATTGTTAATGCTTCCATCTTCTTCTCCTTTAGTGTATACCCATTTGTTAATTTTTGTGTTGAAATGGATTTGTTTTTTATGCGTTTCATTATTTGCCGTAAACTCTTTATCTTCATGTACATATAAATAAGAAAAATTAAATTCTGTAATTTCTTCTAATACTGAAGGTATAGCCTCAAAAGGTTTGCAATCTGATTTAACCAACTCATTATAGTGTAATTGTGTAGCTTCACAATATGTATTAGTGAAGTCTGTTATTATGTTGGACATTGTTTATCCTTTATAATGCTTTAAGTAATATTGGTAAAGCTTTAAGGTATTTAGCTTTTTGTTTGTCGGAGGGATTACAAGACATATTATGTAGCATATCTGCTATTTTGATTTTAGTAGCTCTAGACGAACTAGTTAAACTTAATAAATAGTTACTGTAAAGTTGGTTAGGTTTTTTAGTTAATAAGTATATATCTAATAATACATCACCGCGTACACCTAAGTTTTGTAGCTCGATTCCTGTGATAATAGTATCTTCGATTACATCATGTAGGTATGCTATGATTTTTTCTTCTTCTGTATCCATCATATCAGCTACTGCTATTGGATGAGTGTGGTAAGGTGTTGTTTTATCTTTGCGGAATTGTCCTTGGTGAGCTGAGATGCATAGTTGTTTTGCTTGTTTTACAGTTATCATTATATTACTCCTGCTCTAGTTCGTCGTTTAAGTTCTGCTTTAATTAGGTCTATATTAGCAGATACTTTGCTTAGCTCTAAGTACAGCTCTTGACAATAATTACTTTCTTCTATACTACATTGATTACAATTATCCCATTGTCGTTTTATGGATTTGCTTTTGTCTTTGTTGAATAATAGTAGAGTTTCAAGGTCGATTGTTGCTGTTTTCATTAATTCTGTTTCTCTCATAGTTTAGCCTTTAAATGATTGTAGGTAGCTACTAAAGCTATAAGAGCATACCAGTAAAATAACTGCAGCTTGTATTGCTATAGATAATATAGCTAGTCCTTGAGGATTGCCAATAATTAAAATAATAGTTAATATTAATGGGGAAATAACACTAAATAGTGCTAATAACGTGATGTATAAATGAAGTATAATTGGTCCTTTACGTTGTATAGTTGTTATCTAGTTGTAATATATCAGAATGAAACATTTTATAAATTCCACATCCTGTAAGAAGGCGGTCTCCATTATATCTCATAGCTTTGTATTTTCGAAGAATTTTAGTTTCTTGTTCCATTGCG